TACATAAGAATATTGAAGATGAAACTTAGGCCATAGACCGACCCGAGCACTGCCATCGAAGCCATAATCATGAACAGCCCGATATTCTTTTCAGTCACTCCGACGTAGCCGGCGCCTTTCCACAATATAAACAGAACATATAAAGGGAGGAACTGTATTAACGCCAGCGACACTTTTATCAAATTACCGAGCATGAAAATCAGCGCTATCACCGAAATGCAGTAGAGAATCATGATGGCACAACGGCGGTTATCGGCTTTCTCCTCCTGAGGAACCAGCCGGGGCACGGCCCATGAAAAGGCGTAGACTGCAAGGTGATACGAGAGAAACAGCGAGAAAAATTCAATAATCGACGTCTGGAGAGCTTCAAGAAACGTTGGGCCGCCATCGTAAATCATCTTCACGAAAGATGTGGCCGCTACAAAAGCAATCAGTGGAATAAAACAACTGAAATAAAGACGACGGATATTAATATCGCCGCGGCGGCCGTCAGCCATACGGTCATCCTCCGCAAGATCCTCCCAACCCTGAGCCGGTGAAAGAATCAACTGTATGATATTGGCTAAAAATTTAAGCATAGTAAAATCGCTGGAATCCATTCTGCGCCTTGACTCTCATAAAAATCAAGGCACATTCCCAAACTGCAAAGTTAATGATTTTTCCACAATCGTTTGCTATTTCAATTTTATTTATTAACTTGCGAGTAATTTTAGGCTGGGTTGGCTCAGCCTCCTCGATACATTGCGTCACTTTATCAATAACCAATCATAACCAATTCAAATCTACCGAAAACTTTGTTGACATGAAAACTATTCTGACTGCTGTGGCTATTTTGACTGTCGCCTTATGCACATCAGCCCAACACCGCGCCGATCAGCAACACCTGCAAAATCCTGAATCGTTCAGTATGATTCTGCTTGGTGATCCTCAGGGATATATAAAATACGATATCAACCAGCCGCTTTTCGAATTACAGACAGCGTGGATTGCCGACAATATCGACAATCTCAACATAAAAGCAGTGCTTTGTACCGGAGATCTTGTGGAACAGAACGACAACATTGTGCGCAACCGCAATATGCTCAACCAGACTTCCCGAGAAATGTGGCAGGAAGTATCCCGCTCATTCGGCCGTCTGGACAATAAGGTGCCTTATATCATCTGCACAGGCAACCATGAATATGGTTACCGTCACTCCGAAAACGGCAATACCAATTTCCCCGAATATTTTCCCGTAGAACGAAACAAAGCCTGGTATGACTGCATCGTGGCTGTACATCCAAATCGTTCCGGAATAGAATCGCTTGAAAACGCTGCCTTTGAATTCCAGACACCCGAATGGGGGAAAATACTTGTGGTCTGCAACGAGTTTGCCCCACGTGACGAAGTGCTTGAATGGACTGCCACTCTCATCAATCAGGATCGTTTCAAAAAACATAAGGTAATCTATATGACTCACTCTCTGCTTGAAGAACGCACCGCCAAATACACCGACAACGAAAACTATGCTATAACACCCCGCAACTGGGGCCAACAGGTATGGGACAAGCTGCTTCAACCGTCGCACAACATTATATTGGCCATCTGTGGTCATACCGGTCATCCCGGCGACTTTGAGGATTCTGTGGCATATCGGGTTGACGATAATGCCGACGGTAAGAAACTGCATCAGATGATGTTCAACGTGCAAGTGCTCGGAGGAGGATGGGAAGGAAACGGCGGCGACGGTTGGCTCAGAATACTTGAATTCAAACCCGACGGCAAGACCATATCAGTAAGCACCTATTCACCTCTTTTCGGCATATCCGATGCAACAAAGCATCTGGCACACCGTACAGGCAAGTGCGATCATTTCGACATCCTGCTCGAATAATCCGCATCGCCATCTCCTAAAACCTTGTCATCTGTACTTGGATATTATAAAAAAGAATGCAATCAACTTATTAAAAGTTAATTGCATTCTTTTCTTGTTGCCTTGGAGGGTGGATTTCCATTCCAAGTATATCTTCTGTGATTATCAGCCATTTGAGCCGAACCCTATTCTTCAAAAATGCACAGATAACAGCACATTCGAGTCAGCACAGAACCAAACCAAAGGAGTTGGATTCAGTTTCTATAGGCAAAATTAGCACAAAATGTTTGAAAAAAGAAATATATTTAGAGGTCGGAATAGTTAAATATTGTTAAGAATATCGCGTAACCCATATCCGCTGCCCTACTGCACATAACTGCACATCATAGGTACAGACACAACAAGCCCCTGCCATTTCCGGCAGGGGCCATCTTTATAACGCATGAATCACAAGTCCGAATTATTTGTTGTAGAGCTTTTCTACGGTTATCCAGAAATCGTCCGGCTTCGGGGTATCTACGAGTGCTTCACAACCCTTGCGGATGAAGTCAAGCTCCTGAGTGGTGAAACCAACTTCGAGAGGTTCCTGAAGGTCTTTCTCGCTATCCCATACGATGCGATTCTCTTCGGGGATTTCCTTGATCTGGAATTTCTCCTTGTCCTCGGCGGTGATGCCCACCTTGCCAAGAATAGAGCGTTTCAGCGCAAACTCCGAGAAGTTTCCATTGGCAGGAAGGAGCTGCGGAATGTAGAGGCGGTCTTTAATATTGAGTTTCATAATTGTTGTGGATTTTATTAATAATAGCAAAGCCCAAACCGGGGAGTTTGAGCTTTATGTAAATTTTATTACCAAGTTAGGATATTGTAGCTTATGCCTATTCCTATATATGGCTGAATTTTATGGCTCCAGTTATATCCTACCCCGACTTGGACTCCAAGGCCCCAGCGTTTGGGAGCGTCTCGAATCCGGTTAGTGATGGTAATTGTTTTAGGAAATACGTAAATGGAGTCTAAATTCGCATTGTAACCACTGACCCATGCCTGATACGTGCTATCCTTGTATTCTTTCTGTGTGATAGGTATTTCAACGGCCACACTGTCTATTCTAACAGTCTCAGCCCCTTTCACATAGATAGTATCTTTCACAGGCAGTTTAACGGTTGAATACCGAAGCACCGTGCTGTCTACTGGGATAGGCTGAAGATACGGAATGGTGTCAATGACGGTATCTCTAACTTCAATCGTCTCAATGTCAGGCGAGGACCTTGATGCAGTCTTGCGTCCTAACCAAAAAGCGGAGACGAGTAATAGCAGTGCCGCGACTACTATCAAAATTACGGGTAACTTTTTCATAGATTCTTGTATTCGGTTTTGGCGTCGAAGCTGGGACATGGTTTGTTGGCAAAATCCCTATGGCCGTATATCTTTGCCATAGGATATTTGGCTTTAAGTTCCTTCAGCAATTTCAACAGTGCGGCTTTCTGGGCCGGTGTGCGGGTGTCTTTGGCCTTGTGCATCCAGTCATTAACTGAGCGCGGAGGACAGCCACCAACATAACTTATACCGATTGAATGTGAATTGTGACCCGTACAATGGCATCCAACTATATTCTCAGGTCTGCAAGATTCTATAGAACCGTCAAGATGAATTACATAGTGATAGCCAATGTGCTCGACTCTTCCGTTATATGTGTACGCTGAAAATTTGCGCACCTTATGGCAAGTCTCCAGAGTGCTGCGAGAAAATTCTTCGCCTTCTGGAGTTGCCTCACAATGAACAATGATTTCAGTAATGGTACGACCTGAGACTCCGAGAGCAGCCCATGTCTGTGGACCCACTACACCGTCGGCAGTCAGACCATGCGTTTTCTGAAAGTTTTTGACAGCAGTTTCGGTCAAAGGGCCAAACACACCGTCAGCAGTTAGATGAAGTTTCTGCTGAAGAAGTTTGACGTCCTGACCTCTACTTCCGTTTTTAATTGTTGTCATTTTCCGAGTGATGTTATAGGAATGAACCATTCCTGTTCCTGAAGATAGGACTCGCCGTTGAGCTTTATCCAGGCGCCTCTGATGACGCCGGTTGTTTTGTCATAAACGGGCTCGGCAATCTCGCCTTGTCTTCCGGCCAAATCTTCGAGCTTCATTTCAGACAGCTCTGGCGAAGATATGATTGTAACTTTATTCATAATTGTCAATAACCTGTAGGTGGTTTGCGGTTCGGGCAGTTGACAACCTCACATTTCAACATCTTCAGACGAGTCAACTCAATAGCCATCTCCGCTTTCTCTTTATTAATAGCGGCCTTCTCATCTCGATGTTTCGTGATTTGAGCATAAAGTTCGTCGATTTTTGTGTCCATTCTCAGTCTGTCAGCTTCCCATTCTTTATGGTCTTCTGCACGTGCTGAGCGTTCTTCATCGTAGAGTTTCTTCCACTCCTCAGATTGTTTGGCCTCATTCTGGAGATTCTTTTCTCTCCGTGTCTGAGGATAGAACAAGATAGTAGACCCGATACCAAGAACGAGGCTAACTAAACTTGAAATGATTACCTCGGTCATGCTTTCGGGTCTTCTTTTGGTGTCATATCAGGAACTATAACATTGATAGTAACGCCGCCTTCAGCACCATCACCTTCAATATTCAATTTGTTTACTTGGGCTTCCTTAACAGGGTACATATCCATCAAGGCTTTTGCAGCACTCACGGCCACACTTCTCAATGGGGCCGGGGAGAGAGACGTGCCACGGCGATCATAGAATTGAGCCGTCGAGGTTTCGTCTATGATTCGCATCAGGTTCTGGGTGAGGTATCGCTTCATGCCTGCCGCTTGTTCAGCGTCCATCTCCTCCATTTCCTTGATGTAAGCCTTCACTGCGGGCTTACGAAGGAGCGTCTTGGCACGATGGTTAGCATTGATTCCGTCATCCTTGAACACTTCGGAATAGCACTTGAGGGCATTACCAGCATAAGGAGCCGTGCCGTTCATAAACAACTCGCAGAACAGCTTCTCTTTTTCGTTTAATTGCTGATTTTCCATTGCCTTTCCTAATTGAGAGCCTTGGCTTAATTACCAAGGCTCGTTTATTAGGAATAGTCAGTCAATCATCCTTTTGTTTGTGTTCCAGAAGCTGCTCAGTGATGATCTCTCGGAACACTTGAGTGAGTCCTCCTGCGGCAGCTTCAATGTCCTGTACGCAGTTGATGTGTTCCAGATTGAATTTGATTTGAAGGTCATATCCAGAGATTTCGACCATCACCTCATTGTTGCGTTCACTGAGAACCTGGTACACTGTCCGATCTGAGAGCATTTTGAACTCTACGATGGATTCGTGGACTGGTTCTAACGGCTGCTCGACGGCCTCACCGTCCTTGATTATGTCTTCTGTCATATCTTGAAATGTTTGCGGGATTTTTCGACTTTATTCATCTGAATATCATCGCCCTCAGAAACACCGCCTACGCTTCTCATGCGTTTGGTCAGTTCAGCGAGGACATTCGTAGTGGCCGTTACATCGGCTTCAGCGTCATGCGCGTCATCCAGCTCAATGTCAAGCATCTCGCACATTAATTCCAGCTTGAAAGAATTGACTGCCGGATTCTGACCGAGAGCGAGATTGCCGAGGTGGATGGTGTCGATTACCTGGGGGTGCCAGTTGCCATAGAAGTCTTCGTAGCCTCTGAGAATCTTGGAGAGTTCTTTAGTGAGACCGGCGTATTCAAACATTTGGCAGAGGAAACCTTCATCAAACCAAATGTTCTGGCCGATGATGATGGGTTTGCGACTCTTGGGTGTTTTCTCAGGTATCATGTCCTTCATCCATTGCAGGGCATCCTGAGCCACCTGTTCGATGGTCACACCCTGAGAATAGAGCGTGTCCATTTTGATGGCCGAATATTCCAGGGCCTTCTCCTCATAGTCCATAGGAGTTTCCTGAGCGGCATCATATTTGTTTTTCAACACCTTGCGTTTAGGAGCGGTGCCTTTGACTTCCTTACGATTGTAGGGATAAACGTAGCGTGTGAAGACTCCCAGTGTCTCGAATGTGTCGAGACGAATAGCGCGAAGGGAAATCTGAGTGATTGCAGATGTTTGACTTTTCAGACCACCGGTCTCAAAGTCCAGCACAAACCCAACGAAGGGAATGTATTCTTGTTTAGGAGCTGCCATTATTGTAGATATTTTGCTATTGTTGTAATTGCGTAACGTAGAAATGTATTGAGGTCTCGGTCGTTGATAAGGGCAACGTCATAGTCATCGAACTGGACGCGCTCATTGTCACGGTCTCTGCGATGCTGATCAATGTCATCAGTGTTGGGTCGAGTAATGTAGATTGAGAAGACTTCATATTTCTCTCCCCATTTATTCTTCAGTTCGATTAGCCCCTTTTCATCAATGACATACGTTGTGATAAGATTCTGAGCCACTTGACTCTCTAAGGTCCAGTAATGATAACCGCCGAATTTAGTGTAGGCCAGGAGACTTTCTGCTGCGGCCATACGCTCATATTCAGCTTCAGTGACGAACCAGTGTTCACGTCCGTTAACCTCTCCGGGGCGCATAGGGCGCGTTGTATAGGAGCAGACCGCCGGGATAGCCAGCTTGTCCTGGAGATACAGCGAGAGAGTGGTTTTGCCGCTTCCCGAAGCTCCTACCAATGCAATGATTATGGGTTTCTTTTTCATAAGATTTCCATTTTTGAATTGCGGGTGAACTGTAGATTATTCTTGCCGGTGTAATCGGAATATTTCACGATGCCGGAGAATACGATGAGTTTGTTCTTTGCGGTAGTGAGGAACGGACGAAATTTGTCGTATTCCTCCGGCCAGACCGTACATTCACAAAGGTCATTGTTCTGCTGAAGGGTAAGCTTGCAGAATGTTTCAGTGCGTCCTGTCTTTGTGCTCTTGAATTTCTTCTCCTCTGCTTCCACGACTGTAGCAGCGATTGAAGCCTTACGGCCATCGCTGTCATCGTCGGCCACTTCTTTCAGGCTGAGATAAGGATAACCCTTAACGCTCGGTTTGATTTCAGAATTGTCGAACAGTCTACGATAATCGACAGCGCCGATACCCGACACTTTGATTTGCTGCTGACTCCAGAAATAGTGTTTACCGATGAGGTCTGCCGGATATTCCTCAGGATTGATGTCGAAGCCAAGGTGCTCAGCGGCCTTCTCCAGTATCGCATAACGCTCGACTACTGAGAGGGCGTGTTCTACCTTGTCAAAGCAACCGGCGAGGATGAGATTGCGGACGTGACGGGCATTGACCGGGCATCGCTGGGCTTCCTCTTCATTGTCCGGATCATCCCAGTATTCATACTTTTTCAGCTTATATTTGAATACTCTATCGATGAAATTGCAGATACCTTCAAACGGGCCATTCTTTTCACGCTCAGCAATAATCCAATCGACAGCCTTGGTACCGAGCATCTTAATGCTGGAAAGGGACCAGAAGATTTCGTCAGTGCTGAAATCGGTGTAGAATGAGGCGCCGCTATGATTGATGTCAGGGGCAACGACTTTAGCATTGCTACAAGCCTCCATCTCACTCATCAAAGGCACGAGGTCATCATCATCGGCCCACTGAAGAGCAACGGTGTAGAAAGCTGTAGGATATTTGGCTTTCATGTAGGCGCCACAATAGGAAGTGACGGCATAGGCGGTGGCGTGACTCTTATTAAAAAGATATGAACCGCAAGCCTCAATCTGTTGCCAGATTGCTGTAGCGTCTTCATCGGGGCAACCATTCTTTTTGGCACCCTCCATGAATTTTGCCTTCATCGCCTGAATTTTCTCAGTCTTTTTCTTTGATATGAACTTCACCAGTTTCACACCGTCACCGAGACTGAAACCACCGACCTCACGTGCAATGAATACGACTTGTTCCTGATAAGTGATAAGGCCGAATGTGTCTTTGAGCGCATTGTAAGTACCCCACATATAGACCGGCGCCCTATCGCCACGTTTGCAGTCCACATAGTCAGTGGTTGAGCCGTTCTCCAGTGTGGCGGGACGAAACAGTGCGTTGACGGCGATCAGGTCGTTGATGCAGGATGGTTTCATTTCTTTGATGAACTTGGTCATGCCGCGAGAAGACAGCTGGAAGACATTCTGAGTATAACCGGCGCTTAGTAAGTCATACACACGGGGCTCGTCACAGTTTCCGGTTGCAAGTCCTTCAAGAGTCAAACCAGCGTTGTATTCCTTGTTACAGAGATCCATAGTCTGCTGAAGTTTAGACAATTCCTTGGTTGCAAGACAGTCATTTTTCAGCAGGCCACACTCGTCCAGGTCATAACCCGAAAACTCTGATACCAGCATATCGTCCACTTTCTTTACAGGAGTGAAGTCCCAACAGTCAGCAGGAACTCCATCCATGTCACTAGGAGTAACAAGCAGGGCCGATGCGTGAACCGAACTTGAACGAGGCTGGAACATCAATGTACGGATATTCTCGAACAGTTGCGGATAGTCTTCTACAAACTTAGCAATCTTTTTGTTGGTCGCTGCCAGTTTGAAGATTCCCGTATAGTCGCATTTGTCATCATCGAAAATGCTGGTGATGTAATTTACGATGGAAGGCGGGATTCGCATGGTTCGGGCCACGTCCTTGATAGCAGCTTTGACTTTCAGGGTTGTCAGTGTACCGGCTGAAAATACACGAGTGCGGCCATCAATGTTGTAGCGTTCTTCTATGTATTTTTTCACGTCCTGTCGTAAATCTGACTGATAGTCGATGTCTACGTCGGGAAGAGATCCGCCGGGGCCCTGTAAGTAGCCACTGTCTACGAAGCAGTCCACTACTGGAACTGCCTCGCGACTGTGAATTTGTTTTACTTTAACGACTTTCATTATTTCAGTATTTCTTGGGTTCTGGGACCGTAGTAATTGTCAGTGGCCTTGTAAGCTTTCTCGAAAGCAAGCAGCCCCTCGTCAGTAAGAATCTGATTCTTTTTGATGAAGGAATCGCAAGCGATACCTTCCAGAGAGGTGCATCGGCTGAGAGCCACATAGATTTGGCCGGGGCAGAAAGCACCCTTAGTATGGATGATGATGTTGGGAAATTGAAGCCCTTGGCTCTTATGAACCGTTATGGCCCATGCAAGCGTGAGCGGGAACTGAGTGCATGTTCCCTTGACTTCTTTCTCGACTTTACCGTTCTTCAGCTTGTAATCACAGCACTCCCAGGAATATTTTTCGACAATCACGTCACAGCCATTGTCGAGCTCAACGAGAATCTTGTCATCCTGAATATCAGTGATTACACCCAGTGAACCATTGCAAAAACCTTGGTCACGATTGTTTACCAGCGTCATCACACGAGCGCCGACACGAATGTCCAGAGTTTTGTCGCACGGAGCATGGCCGATATTGAACTCTCCTTTGATTTCAGCCTCAAACGAATGAGTTGCTTCTCCTAACAGATTGTTGTTAATTTGCTCTACATCCTTACGATGAGTGCAAATATGGATGTGGTTGCTGTTGAAATGAGAGCTGATGTATTTGTCGCGAAGCTCGGCCAGTGCCTCCAGATCATCCTGAGTGATATTATACACACGGATATTGTTGAGTATGTTGATGAATTTCGGGTCGGACTGCCTGAAGATATGATTGAGCTCGACAATGTTGAAGCCTTTCTGCTTAAAGGCTCTGGCATTGAAGAAATAATCACCCTCGTAGAAATGATCGAGGATTTCAGCGTCTTCACGCTTGATGACCGGTGGCAGCTGGAAGAGGTCTCCGAACATGATTATCTGTACGCCACCGAAAGATTTGTCACTGCCTCGTACCTGTCTTAGGCGCCGGTCTACAAAGTCCATGACATCGGGACGGACCATGCTCACCTCATCTATAATGAGAGCGTCGATGTTGTTGAGAAGGAGGAAACGTTCTTTGGTTAGCGTTCCCTTCAAGGGTTCGTCGGGACTAAGCGTACCAAGAGGGATTCTGAGAAGGCTATGAAGCGTAACGCCTCCAGCATTGATGGCGGCAATACCAGTTGATGCAGCAACCACGAATCGTTTGTCAAGGTGGTTGACGATATGCTTCAGAAAGGTAGTCTTGCCGGTGCCTGCCTTTCCTGTGATGAAGATGTGCTGGTCGGTCTGTTCTATCAGGTCGATAGCCTTCTGCATCTCGTCTGTGATTGTGATTTCATTCATGCTTATATTTCGTTGATTGTGAATAATTCGTCTTTGTTATCGAAGAGAATGTCATCTCCTTCTTTCAGTTCATCGGCGTAGATTCGGATGAGACCTTCACATCCATCGCGTTTAACCAAGAGCTCCGCGTCGGCGTCCAGAAGAATTTTTCTGCCACCTTCAACATGAAGTTCGACGAAGTTATTACTTTCAATATCTTCGCCGATAATTGTGGTGTCGGCTGAATAGAGTCCTGCTCGTTCCGGGAGAAGGAATCGCTCAAAGATGAGGTCATATTTTATTGGGTCTATTAAGGTGATGCCGAGGAGATAGAGTAAGAGAGAACCGGCAGCAGAACCACGGCCACAACCTACCAGAATGTTGTTACGCTTGCACCAGTTGACAGTATCATACTGGACCAGCAAATAGTCTACATTGTTGGTAGATTCAATGATATACTTTTCGTATTCCATCTGCTTCCGGTACTGCTCCATCTTATCGGCTGGCGCCAATCTCTGAAGCCCTTCTTCGAGCAATTCATTGAACATATTGTGAGTAGTGCCGTATTTCTCAGCCTCTTCAGGAGTCATGTCATATTTAGGCATGAAGTTGCGATCTGTTTCAAACCGGGCCTTAGCTCCATTGGCTATTTCTATGGTAGGTTCGCAACACTCCCGAAATATCTGCTCGACATCCCACTTTTCAGGGTCGAACAACTGCTCAAATATTGCGAAATGTTCATCAGTATCTTTGAAATACTGGTCATCGCTCTGTTCATGGGCGGCGCCCTCAGCTACCTTGTTAAGGATGATTTTATTTTTGGCATTGTCCTTATCCAGATAGTAGCAATCAGAAATCAAGATAGGCTTCACGAAATTCGGCTTGCCGTAGATTTCTGAGAAATATGTCTTGACTGCTGTAAGAGCACGAATGTCGATACGCTCAGCTTTATACTCGGATAAGTCAACCTGATAGAATATCTTATCAAAGGCGGCGAAGAAGTCTTCCAGTTGTTTCTTATGACCACACAGCCAATCTGCTGAAAGGACTCCAAACACAAACACATTGCCTTCACCGAGATTCAAGAGCTCCGAGATGTCAATGGTTTGGTCCGAGCTATCGACCATGATAGTTTTTTGGATTCTGAGGAGGTTTCTGAGGCCCTGTTGGGTCTGAACGTACACTTTACCGTCTACATAGTCTTTGCCGTCGTAGAAGGTCAGAGAATAGCCAAATACAGGAGTGATTCCGGCGGCATTGCAATCCTTCTGAAACTGGAATAGCGAGGCCATCGTATTACGGTCACAAACACCAAGAGCTGAGTGGCCGAGATACTTCGCCTTATTGACCCATTCTTTCGGCATGAAGCTGCCGTTCAGAAGTTCAAAAGGCGTATGCACTCCGAGATTGACAAAGGGTGTCTGGTTCTTGCACGGAACACGCTCGCCCACAAACTTCAGGATATTCAGGCTGAATGTGTCTTTGAGGTCCGTGTAGTACCAGTTGTCTCCAAATTTGAAGACCACATAATTGATTCCTTCAGCTGTTAACACGAAAGGCTCTTCAACACTGTTAAAGAGTAGATTTCCGTCAGCGTCAGTTTTGAAGATTGAGTTGATCTGCTCTGTGTCCTCATAGAACAGCTTACCCATGCCGGGTATCTCAATGACTTCATCATCGAGAATTGAGTAGCGGATTTTATTCCGCTCTAACCATTCTTTCAGTTCGTCCATAATTATATTGTCTGTAGCTTAAATTCACGTAATGTCAGTAGGCCGGTATCGAAGCAATCGTACACATCCCAGAAATCCATCTCATCGAAGTCTTTACCGTTTCCGGCGAGATGGCAAATGAATACGTCAAAGTAATCTGAGAGGGTTTGTGCGGCCTTTATGGTTGCTTCTCTTGCGTCAGAATCATAGCCGACAACTATAGTGCGTACACCTTTGGATTGCAGCTTGTAAATCTGAGTCTGGGAAATTTTCTTCCCGAAGGTTGCGACCGGGACAATACGATGATTGTCATAGAGGTCAAGTTTTCTGGTAAGGGCTATGACATCGAAGATACCTTCACACAAAATCACAGTGTCAGTTTCGTCCTTAATTACAGAGTCATAGTTGTAAAGGAGCTTGACGAAATCGTTCTCAGTGCTATTATTGTATCTCCGAATTTCATATTTGCCGTTCCAGCGGGCACGTTCATTGTATTTGTCGATTTCCTCTTTGGGCCATATATGGCGCGAGACGTAGCCAACAATATCGCCGTTGTCATAGATAGGAAATATCACATAGTTGTCGAATTTGAAATTCAACCCACAGGTGGTGCCGACCGGGAACATTTCATAGTCATCAAAGGTGAAACCTCTGGACTTCAGGTAAGGGTTACGAAAGCACCGTTTCCAGTCTTCCGGCATTTCAATCACTGAAAGCTCATCGTCGATTTCCTCTTCCTCAATCTTGAAGAAATCAGGAATGTCGAGCGGAGCGAAGGACGCGGTTTCTTCGATCTTCAGATCAGGACGTCCAACAAGATCCAGCAATTCATCCAGTGTTCTGGTAGTGGCACCGCATTTGAAACAGTGAGACATGAATGTATGTTTTTTGTCTGTGTCAGGACCCGTATAAATTCCCATCTTGTAGCCTCCTTTGCCACAAGTAGGACAAACTGGAATAAGCAGATTCTTACGACTGCTATCCATTCGACCATGAAGCTCTTGAGTAAGCTCGCGGATGATGTATTCTCGATTTTCTCTTGATATATACATAACTAATCGCATCTTTGGCAGCGAATTACCCTGCCAATAGTTGATTTGCTAACATTAAACATTTCGGCTAATTCTTTCTGAGTCACGCCACCTTTAACGTATCGAGCACGAATTTCTACCAGATCATGTGGTGCCAACTTTGCTTTCACGGATTTCGTGCCTCGTTGATTCCAAAGATCTAACATAATTGCATGACGGCGATTTGTTGTCATTGAAACGATTTCTAAATTAGCAACACTATTATTGCGTTTATTACCGTCCTTATGATTGATAGTTAGCTTATGCCCATTTAGGGTATATCCTAAAAATGCCATACCCACAAGTTGATGTATCAGGCGAGTATAATGCTTATTTTCAACACAGAGTGTCACTTTTAAGTAACCGCACCTCTGTCGATTAGGACATAATACGTGAGATTCGCGAGTTACAAAAAAGCCTTTAGAATTATATACAGTACGCTTCACACTACGCACTTCACCATTGTCAGACACCTGATAATAGCCTTCAAAGCCGGGTATATCTCTCCATTCCATATCAGGCTGCAACTCTATTGATACGCATAGTACGCTCACTGTCGTAGAAGCGCTCATGTTCATAATCGGTGGCAATCTTGAATGGCTCTCCCTTTTTGAAGAATCGGCTCTTTGCCACATGAAGCCTCATGGTATTTTCCTTCTCCTCACGGCTTGACTGGTTGAGTGTGATAAGGTGAGTGAGAGGACGGCAAAGGCCCTTGGCCTCTGAGGTATTGTAGGTTGTCAGGACGTTTTTCTCGTCATTCAGCCATTCCTGATTCTCGATGGTAGACTGGTAAGTGACAACCATCCAAACGTTTTCATCGGAAGCCAAGTCTTTCAGGTCATTGGCTACCTTGATACGTTTCAGGCGCTCACCCTTTTCAGTGTAGTGCTGGCCGGATGAATCTGTCAGGAGGTCCATAGAGTCAATAATCACCACGTCAGGACTTAAACCGAAACGTTTCTTATAGTCCTGAATGGCAGTGTTGACATCAATGGTCGATACATGAGCTCCGAACTTGGGATATGACTTGACATGGAGGTTGCCGGAAATCTCTTTGAGCATTTCCTCCATCTGTTCGACCTCACTATCTCTCAGTGTACCAGTCTCATACTTAAACGAGTTGCAGGACACAAGAGAAGCTGCGTATGCGTCAACCACCTCATCTTCAGAACCTTCAAGCTGAATATGAAGAACATTGAGGCCGTCAATCTGACAGGCGTTCTTGCCTATCCACCGGGCAATATGACTCTTGCCGACACCTGAAGGCGCCAGAAAGCAAGTCAACTGACCTCTGAGATTACGGCCATTATTACGGGAATCCAGCTCGTCAATGTAGAAGCGTGTGATGGGCACTTTCTTTGACGCGCTGTTATGCTTTTGTCTGTTGGCTTTGAATCGAGTGCTGAACGAGCCAACGACATCCACGAACTCAGCAGATACCAAGCTGAACCCTTCGGCCCATTCATGGTATTCGGCCATTCGTTTTTCGGACTCCATAAACCCCGACTTATTGTATAGTTCACCGGCTTCCTTATATGCCTGCTGAAACTTTTCTTGACGAATGTACCCGTCCAACTGGGCAAGCGCATCATCAGTCCATAAAGAATGAGCCGTGTCAGCAATATCATCCAGCAGCTCCATTGCACCTCGCTGTCTGGTGAGGGATTGCTTCAAGACGCTGAAGGATGGCGCCTTTTTATTCTTTTTATAGTATTCCTTGATGGCCTTGTGAATAGCCTGGAAGTCTCTGTCGGGGAGCTGCTTCAACTCGATATGCTCTACCACCAATGCCAGAATGTAGTCATTGTTCAGGCATGTGTAGTAGAGGTCCATCAGGAACTCATCTGTTAAAAAATTATTTTGCTGCGTTGCCATATTCGATGCGCAATCTGTATAGTTCAGGGTTTTTCCGCTCTGTCTCAGTCATGCAGTCTTTTTGAAATTCGCACTGCTGACAAGATTCCGATAATGGGCTCCAGCCTAAAGTCGAAACCTGACAGATGAGAAAACCTGTTTTTCGATTAAGTTGTCTCTGCTTGGTAGCTTCCTCCGATCTCATATAGATGTACTTAGCGAGGGGATGCTCAGACCGGTCTTTAATCAGGTCAAGCAATCCACCTCGACTAAGCCCACCTGTTTCGAGCCACTGGTTCTGGTAGAAAAGCTGGCCGCGTTTCTGCTCCTTGACTCTCTGGATTGTGGACGGACCGAACACTTGTTTGATAGTCCAGTTGTCACGCTCCCTGAAAGTATAGGCGCCAGTTATGCAAGCGTCAACCAATCGTTCACAGGTCACTGCACCGAACTCTTTTTCGATGCGGGCAACGAATGTTGATAATGTTCTGGTCGCGGCCCCACCTTTCGGGAATGAGAAGGTGGGGTTGACCAGTTTTTTTATGATTTCCGTGAAGACGGTTGCTATTTGTTTAGTCAGTTTTTCTTTTTCCATCGCGGGTGATTCTTTCCTTCATGTACTGACGTGCCAGGAACAACCTACTTTTTACGGTATCAATATTACGAGAACTTAAAGTACCCTTTTCGTATTCAATGTCGGTAATCTCTATCAGGGAATACCCGGCCTGCTGAAGGAGAAGCGCGTCTCGGTAGATAGGCTTCATCTCATCGAGCACAGCGAGTATTTCATCGCTATACATCTCCCTCCAGTTATCCATTCCCATGACATTCCATTTGGGCTCGTCATCGGCACAGATTTCATCGCAACACGCGAACACATCTCGACTGGCATCCTGTATCTGTTGTTCGAGGTATCTGCTTTTGTTGATATTCCAGACAAACCTCTTGGTGACGAAATGAATCCACGGCTTGATGGGTTTGGAAGGATCGTAGGTCTCTATTCCTCTGAACAGATTGGTGAGAGCTAACGTGTAGTTCTCTTCGACATTTTCTGAACAATCGCTGTACTGGATGCACAGCCAATATATCAGATTCTTATAGGGTTCAATGTATTTTCTGAATAGCGCATTTCTGCGGGCGGCGGTTTCCGGATTTACTTCGTTGTCGATTCGCTTTCCGGCTTCTGCTTGTATCGATTCTCCCACGACTGAGACACCTCTTTGTTGAACAATAGAGATGCTTCTTTACTCAGTTGTTTCTTGGAACAATACGCCTTCCAGCGGTTTTCATCGTTAATAAATCGGGTTCTCACTTCCTCGTTACTCGGTTTCGGAGTGCTCTCCAGGAACTCATAGAATCCCATGAGTATATTACTGAAGACTGAGAAATGAGTCTCCACTTTGCGCATCTGTGCGCGTTTGAGACGTCTCGTCGTACTCATAATCGTAAAATTTATAGTATGTTATTCTTTCTGATATAATACATGAAGATGTGAGTGGCATCAGCTTCGTTATCATCGCAGGGCTCTAAGCCCCAACGTCGAACACAATAATCTATCATCTTCTGTTTGTCTGCCTTACCGTCACCAGTAGCCCATTTTTTTACTGTACTGGGGTTAACGAGGGCCGGTTCGGGTAAGTCCAGTTCATCGCATACCTCATAGAGGATTCCGCGAAATTCAGCCAATTTGACCGAGGATTTGAAGCCACCTTTCGATGACCCGGCTGAAACGTCCTCAGCCACGATTTGTCTTATCCCGTTCTCAGTTATATAGGCTATAAGCCAATCGCGGAAGGCTTTGTGCTGCTTGTTATTGTTGCGCCTCATTGACTCGGTGAAATCCATCGTGCCGCTACTGTGAGTGGAGTGGAATCCGCAATGGGTGGCAATATCAAGACTGAGAACTTCCTCACGTTGCAATTTTACTGTGTCATGGTTCTTCATCGCTAAGGGTTGATACTCCGTTTTGCTTGGTTACTGTCATTCGATGGGGATATGACTCATGGATCAATCCATGTGACACAACCATCGCAGTAATCTGGAGGGCGTTCAGCGCATCGAACATACTGGCAAGACCAGCTTCATCGGTGGCATCCAGAATCTCGTCGAGGATAAGAAGGTCGAGACCTTTACCGTCCTGACAGTTTACATTGGTCAGTTTATGCAGGGCAAGGATGCTGGCAAGGTTGGCACGGCACTGCTCTCCCTGACTCATCTTGGCAAACGAACCGCAATCAATTCCGTCTCTAAGGACAGAAATTGAGATTTTATCACGAATTTTGCCGGTTCGTAACAATGTATATCCGCTGAGAGCGATTCTCAGGTCGCTTCCGATGGCTTCAAGGACCTCGTTTGTAATCTGGCTGAGAGCTTCGATTTTGCTGTTTGCCAGATGAGTCTTGAAGTCTGAGAAGCGGGCCTCCTGTGCTGTCAGTTCAGCCAGTTCGCTCTCTACAGATTCTTTCTTAGATATGGCTGCATTGAGGGCCTTGGTGTATTCCTCTTTCTTCGATTCCAGTTCTTTGATGGCATCGTCGATTGAGGTATTCTTCAAAGTTTCAATGGCCTCCTGATATGTCTCTATGCTGCCTTCCCAAGCTGCAATATCAGTCTCCAAGGATTCCTGCTCGCTCTCGGTCTTTTTAGTTGCCGCATCAAGTTTGGCAAAGGCATCGTCGAACAAGGTCTGACGGAGATTATTGATACGCTGCTCCAGAGCGGCCACACGGTTGTTCTCAGTTGTCAAGTCTTTATTAAGAGTAGAGACTGTACCCTTGAGATTATTGAGACATCTGAGCGCATTGCTAACCTCCTTGGAAAGCTGTTCACTCTCATTATCCATTGCCCGCAACTCTTTACGATTTGTGGACACAGTTGAGTAAGCGTCCTGAGATTTCTTAGAGTTCTCCTCTTCAGTCCGCTTCACGCGATACAGCTTGCGCTCAATGGCCTGAGCCTCCTTGCGCAAGTCTGCTACCGGCGTCTCAGAATCCAGCAAGAATTTATGGTGGCATTTCGGACACTCAATCACACCGGCCAGACGCTGATTGGCGCTGTCAAGGTCGCGGTTGAGTGAATTGATTTGCTCACGGGTTTTCTTGGCTTCCGCTTCCAGTTCAGAGATGAGTTGCTGAGATTCGGTGATGGCTGCTTCCAACACTTTGATACGGGGGCCGTGAGCGGCATCAGCCTTACGATACTTTTCTGCCAGTTCAGCGTGAGTCTTTGCCGCACGATTGACATCGTTTTCATAAGACTTCAATGTAGAGGCAGTATTCGCTGCTTTTGTCCGGCACTCAGCCAGTTCTTTGGTCAGCGTATCATTTTCATTGGCATAGTTTGCTATCGGTGCAACACCATACTGAGGGAATAGTGTGGCAATCTCTCGATAAGCGTCAGCTACACTCATTTTCGGATCATCCTCCATATCACGAAGAATCTGGTCGAGTTTATCCTGACCTTCCAAAATTGAATTGAGCTCAGTGATGCGAGAGTTGGCCTGACGAATCTTGCCGCGATAGTTGGCAATAGATTCTTCGTGAGCTGCAATGCTCTCTGCCTTCCTCGACTCTTTACGCTCATGTTCAGACTTGGTAATGACAATCTGCTCATTGATAGCCTCTACACGGCCCTGACAAGACGCCATATCCCTTTCAGCTGCATGTAGACGATTCTTAACCTCGTCCATATCAGCATGAAGGGCTTCGATTGATTCATCGACCTTTTGACCGTTGCTGAAACGGTTGATTAGCTCTTTCTTTTCACGGTCAGAGGCGTTGAGGAAAGATGAATACTTATGCTTAGAAAGGATGAAATTTGAGAAAATATCATCCTTGGTAAGTCCAAGCATGTCAAGGATATACTTGTTGTATTCAAGGACTGAGGAGAGTTTGATTTCCTCAGTGTCGGTATCGTATGGCCCGGTCTGCAATGTGACAGTAATCGCCTGAGGTTGTGTGCGAGACAGCTTGCGATTGATGGTCATTTGTCCCTGTTCAGGATTGCTGAGAGTCACGGTGATTACAGCTTCATCAGCGGCGTCATTGATAATCTCATCGGCCTTAACCTTGCGAAGGGAATCTCCAGTCAATCCGATTGCGATAGCTTCAATGAGTGCTGATTTACCTGAGCCGTTAGAGCCCTGTGCGTTGTTATCCATGTTGTGTCCGAAGACGAGAGTGGTGCAGCCTTGTTTGGGGCTGTAGCTCATGTCTCTGAAAGCACAAATGTTCTTAGCGGTTATGTTTTTTAACTTCCACATATTCAGTTGATTTTATCGAGATAAGCAAGACCGAGGTCTATGTTTTTAATCTCTTTCTGTTTACAAAAGCGCACATATTCATCTTTGAGACCGGCCTTATCGTATTTGGAATCAAAGTCTGTAATCTTAGCCACTGAATCAGCGTTTTCAGCTACGACTTCGACCTTTGCGGCACCCAGTTCAAGCAGAGCTTCCTTATCTACTGTTGAAGCGGCGTCTGAAGGGCAAGTAATGCGAACCTTGACTTTGAGCTTTTTATCCTTGCAAGATTCCAAGAGCTCTTTGGCTTCCTTGACAGTAGTGGCTTCGATGGTACAGTACCGGGTATTGACGGTGTTCTGAATAAACTCCATAGAGCCATCTGAATACAAGATTGTGTAACCCTTTGCAGAATCTTCGCCGAAATTTTTCTGACGTGACGCACCGATATATTCAATATTGGTGCTCTCAATGTTACAGCGGTCATGGTAGTGGCCCACAACGACTTTATTGAAAGCTGAGAAGATTTTGGCAGGCACTTCCTTATCGGATGATTTGGCAAGAGCTCCATTGATGCCGGTATGACAATAGAGGATGTTGAAGGTCTCCGGATTCAGCTGGTTCACAATCTGTTGTAATCGTTCTGAGAATGTTCCATTTTCAGGGAAATAACTCATCACGTACATTGTGGGGCCATCAGGGAACTCAACCTCCAGATAATCGTCAACAACGTAAAGATTGGGGAATTTACCGAAGACATGACAATATCCGAAAATTGCTTCCTGGTCTACTTTATCGTGATTGCCTTCAGCGATAGTGATTTCGATGTCCTGAGCTTCAGCTTTACTGAAAGCCTGATAGACCGTCTGAAGAACTGACAGTCTTTGGCCCACCCTGGACTCGAATAAATCACCACCTATGATAATCTGCTGAATATTCCGCTCTTCACAGATACGCAACGCTTCATCCCAGTTGAGCTGGAAATCAACGAGCGAATCCGGACCGATGTGCAAGTCGTTCATCAGCAGGGCGCAAGCGTATAATTCTGACTTATTCATTTTCTAAAATTTGAAAAGAGGGCGCATCCAGGTTAGGACACGCCCTCCCTATTGTTAGAATTTGTTGAAAGTCGAATTACTGGCGACGGCGGGCCGGACGAGTTACACGGCGGGGACGAGCAGCAGGCTCATTGGTATCGTCGTTGCGTTCACGGCGAGAATGGCGGGGCTCAGGGTCTTCGTCCTCTTCAGGGGCCTCTTCGGGGTCAGACTCAGGAAGCTCAGCTGCGGGAGCGTCATCTTCCTCATAATCGTCTTCTTCCTGCTTAGCGGGCTTCTTGGGGGCCTGTGCGGGCTTTTCGTCTTGACCTCCCATGAGTTCGTCGATTTCCTCCAGAAGGTCGAGATTGGACTTGGTGTGCGAAACCTTGATGTCGAGGTCGTGAGCTTCGATGAAGTCGCATATCTGACCACGGAGGTCGGCGCCTTCTTCGCTACGGTCTGACTTGCCTTCTTCCTCCAGAGCGTTATAGATTTTGAAGAGGTCATCGAGTGTGATGGCGTTGTTGTCCTCACCGTCAGCCTCTTCGCCCTTGATTACGAAGTGCGACTGGTCATCGCCGGGAAGTTTGAACTTGATCTGGTCGATGCAGTCCTGAATGTCATCTTCCTTCATCACATCGATCTGATACTGCTCATCCATCTGCTTCAGGAAGGCGATGGTAGCTTCGAGATGGAAGCGAGTGTATTTGTAGAGGGCTTCCGGCAGACGGGGCGCATCGAGCAGGGCCTGAAGCTCGGCATCGGTAAGCTCGTCCTTGTCGGCAACGGTGTCGATATTGAAAACATAGCTGGTCTTGCCGTTATCGTTCTTACGCTCGATTTCTACGGGATAGGCATTGAGCGGCGAAGAAATGGGACAAGGCACGGCTCCACGTTTGGCGAGCTTGGCCCACAGACTGAGTTTACGAGATTCCAGTTCCTTATACTGAGCGAAGGAAAGCTGAAGAATCTTCATGCCGTCGGCGCGGTTGTCTACGTCGAGGACATACATGCAGCGCTTCGAGTCGTAGCGGAGACCGCCGTTGTAGCTTGAACCACGGAGGGTCTTGCAAAGCTTCTCGTTGTCAGCGTACAGATTACAGGCAACCTGAACGTAAAGATCAAGGAGGTCGTTGGCGAGGTCGGGGAATACCAGACGGGCGTTGCAAATGTTGACGAATTGAATGATTTCCTTGCCCTTCTTATCTAATTTGCCGGTCTTGATTTTGAGCATGTACTCCTTGATGGGGTACTCGTAGCCCTTGCGCTCCAGAGGCAGAACGTTGCCCTGTGCGTCGATTACCGGTGCGAGAGGAAGGATGCGGACGTTATAAGTGCCGTCCTTAGACAGACGAAGGAACTGGGCACGGTTGGAACTCTCGGATTGATTTTTCTTTTTTGCCTCATCGAGAGTTTCCTGACCCTGGGCAAAAATGTCAAGCAGCGATTGCTGTAATTCTTCTTCGTGATTCATGTTTGTGCTGACGATGAATTTTGAGAAATGCGCTTCCACAAGTCGTAGTTGGCGTCGATGAACAACTCGCGGGCTTCAGGCAATTTGAGGAAATCTCGTTCCACAAACTTGATGCCCCATTTACTTGTGGCGTGGTGAACTACCTTCTGGATGAAGTCATCCACCTCAGTTTTGGACTCATTTTTCAGATCGAAGTATTCAAACTTCTCTCCATCTATCTCACAGACATGAATCGGTGCGTAGACCGCTTCAAAATATCTGTATAAGGTACCTACTGTCGGATGATCCGGGTGTTTGTCCGAAATCGTTTTCAATATTATGCCGAAGAGATACTTCAGTTGTGGCAAAGAGCGATTCTTTTTCTGGTCGAAAATCACATATTCGTATGTTCCTTCCGGCAAGACATCCACAGAATCAATTAACTCTTCTAAATCGGCGCCGTCTTTGTGGACCTCGAAGACACCGTGTTTTTTAATCATGTCATGGCGGTTACTATCTGTTACGGATGCAAAGTTAAGACATAAATTAAAACTATACAACGTTTGAAGTAAAAATTTTTGAAGAAAAATTTTCGCTCATTCGTAAAAGTCTGTTATTATGTTATTTATACAGTTCTGAAACATTGGTTATACAAATATGCGGAGTATGTTTTACTTCATATATTTGCTGATTGCTCGAACCCCTGAAATGAAGACTGCGATCAGCCAATTCAGCCTTGAATGGGCCATCAACCACCACGTCTACGTATTTCAGCAGATCCCCGAAGAAACATTCCAAGTAAGGCATTTCATAGCCAGTCCATAGCCATATAGTCTTATTGGTTGTCTTTTTAATCAGTTTGCACAGTTTGAGAATTGCTGGATATTGCATCAGGGGTTCGCCTCCGAGAATAGAAATATTGAAGTCATCCTTACTCAAAAGCTCATAGACCTCCAACACGTCCATTTCCTTGCCAGACTTCAAGGACCACCAATCCTTGTTATGACATCCGGGGCAGTGAATATGACATCCTGAGACATAAAGGGAATTGCGGAGACCCACCCCATCAGTTGAGGTGGACTCCACAATTCGAGCTACATACAATTTATCCATGAGTTACACGGTCGCGCAATTCGGCCAATTTGCCGGAGTTCCAGCGGTCGGTGGTGCCGACGAGATAGCCGGTAATACGCTGGAGCGTGTCGATATGATGAGAACCACACACAGGACATTCGGTCAGTCCTTGCTGAGCGTCCTCATAGCCGCAATTCATGCAGCGATTGCGATTGTGATTGACGGATGCGTAGCCGATGTTGTATTTATCCATCAGCTTCACAATGTCATCAATCGCCTGGACATTGTGGGTAGCGTCTCCGTCAAGTTCGACATAGAATATGTGACCACCACGAGTCATTTCGTGATAAGGACCTTCGATTTCAGCTTTGTGCTGGGCGCTACACTTATAGTACACAGGAACGTGATTGCTGTTCGTGTAGTAATCGCGATCTGTTACGCCGGGAACGACACCGTATTTTTTGCGGTCTTTCTTGGTAAACTTGCCTGAGAGTCCTTCGGCGGGTGTAGCGAGAACAGAATAGTTCATATTTTTCTCGATGCTGAAGACGAGGGCCTGATTGAACATTGCCTGCACAATCTTCAAACCGAGCTTCTGAGCTTCGTCTGATTCTCCATGATGCTTGCCGATAAGAGCGACAAGACATTCAGCAAGACCGATGAAGCCCATGCCGAGGTTGGCTTGTTTCAGAACCGACTCAACTGTGTCAGTCGCTTTCAGGGTTTCAGAGCCCATCCACATACCCGACATCAGCAGCGGGAACTGCTTGGCGAGGGCTGTAGCCTGGAATTTGTAACGGTCGTATAGCTGACGAGCCATTACGTTCAGTGCATTGTAAAGCTTGTCGAAGAAGGCTTTGATACGCTCATCCTTATCTTCGATGTCCCGAACACTGAGGGCGAGGCCCGGAAGATTGATGGTTGAGAAGCTGAGGTTGCCGCGTCCGATTGATGTTTTCTGTCCGTGACGATTCTCATACACGCGAGTGCGGCAACCCATTGTAGCTACCTCATGCTCGAAACGGCGCGGGTCTTTCGGATCCCATGCTTCGTCACGATTGAAAGTTGCGTCGAGATTGAGGAAGTTCGGGAAGAAACGCTTTGCTGTTACCTTACAGCCGAGCTGATAAAGGTCATAGTTCGGGTCTCCGGGTTTCTTATTGACGCCATCCTTCATTTTCATAATCTGGATGGGGAATATAGCCGTAGAACCATTGCCGACACCACGGTAAGTAGTATTCAGCAATTCACGGATTACACAACGGCCTTCTGCCGAAGTATCTGTACCGTAGTTAAGGCTGGAGAAAACCACCTGATTGCCGCCACGAGAATGAATCTCATTCAGATTGTGAACCAGCGCTTCCATTGCCTGATGTACGCGATGCACAGTCTGGTTGATGGCGAACTGCTGGAAGTTGGCGTCTGAGAGAGTGTTTGAGGCTACTAAAGGCATATTAACATAATCGGCTATTTCAGCGTCATACAGATGCTTCAGGTCTACATGCAGCATATCCTCGATTTTCTTCAGTTCCTCTATATATGTCTTACGGACATAGGGAGCCATGTAGAAATCGAAAGCAGGAATGGACTGGCCACCGTGCTGCTCATTCTGAGTCTGTTCAATCGAGATACAGGCAAGGATGCTGGCGGTCTCAATACGCTTGGCCGGACGTGATTCGCCGTGACCAGCTTTGAAGCCTCCTTCCAGAATCTTGTCAATGGGAGACTGAACACAGGTCAGGCTCTTGCTGGGATAGTAATCTTTGTCGTGAACGTGCAGAATATTGGCGTCCTGCAATTTACGAGCTTCGTCTGACAGAAGGAAATCGTCAACGTATTCCTTGCTACGTTCACTGGCAATCTTCATCATCATACCGGCAGGAGTGTCGGCGTTCATGTTGGCGTTCTCTCTGGTAACATCGGTACTCTTTACGGCCACGATGTCCGAGATTATCTGATTGCTCTGAGAGTTACGGGCTTTGCGGCGCTTGTCACGATAGATGGCATAAGCGCGGGCCACATTTTTATAATCGGAACTCATCAGAGCTTCTTCTACTCTGTCCTGAATATCTTCCACCGATATTTCATCGGGGCATGTCTGGGCGATGTTTTTGGCCGTCTCAATAGCGAAATTGGAGTCGATTGTGTTGACTTCCTTCATTGCGGCCAAAATAGCCTTGTCAATGAGCGTATAATCAAATGGAACCTTACGCCCGTCACGTTTAATTACAGTTTTCATTCAGTAAGCCTCTCTGCTTGGAGTTGAAATGCGAGAGATATTGCTTGAGCTCTTCACGGAATTTAGGGGTACCGTTGAAGCCACAGCATCGCGGTTCACCACAAATGCTACCACGATAGATGCACTTGGGGACCATCATCTGAGCGAGGTCAGGATCAACCTCACTGATTTTCTCTTTGACAGCTCTGAATACTATGCGCGTACCTTCAGATGCCTGGGAACAGAAGCGAAGCTTTGCCATGTCGATAAGGGATTGAGCGTTGACACATATCCCAAGATTGACTGGTGTTTCGCGATCAGAATTGTCTTTGAGCCAATCAAGCTCATCGCAAATCTGAGCCCACTCCTCATGCTGAACAGCAGTGTAAACGCCACCTTTGTGAAAATGGCTGAGAAGTTCTGTGAGCTGCGCCTTGATTGCATCTACCTTGGCTGGTAGGCCGGGATTGCCGCCGGGCCTGTCGTTTCTGCACGTCAGCTGGAATGGAATTGAGCCGACATGATGACGAATCAGGTGCGTACTGATGTAGAGGGGAATGTTTTTGAGCGTAATCCAGAATATCTGCGTTCTGACCGGACTATGCTCTGACTTGTAGATAGAGAGTAGTGACTGGTGACTCTCCCCTAAGAATGTCATCTCACATGCTTCACGCATGAGAGCTTCATCGGTCAGTTTCCTAACCGATACTATGAAATCTTTCATGAGATAAGATTGTATGTAGAAGGGGAAGATAGTCGGACACGGAACGGAGCCGTGTTTCATTTGTGATAGCAAAGTTAAGTAAAATTTTTCAATTAAGGGCTAAAAAGATGGAGCATATTTTTCACGCTCCATCTTTTTAATATTTAGCCAACTGCTTATTTACTCTCCTACGAAGCTGAATATAAAACAGTTCTGTCTCTGCGTCGGTAGTAATCGGCTTCCCTGAAAAAAGCCCATATTTCCGATACTCAATCAAGGCGCGTCGGAATTTTGGCTTTTTGAATAGCGGATTTAGGGACGCATACCCAACTTGTTCTATGAGTTCAGCTGATGGAACACTATTGCTACACAATTTATTTAGTATCAAGTCATATTCCAGCGGCGCCTCATGCTTCAGGAAAAATCCGACTTTAGTTTGGTCGAACTCCCGCTTTTTTCTTTTTCGGCCTCGTGGTTTTGGCGTCCGCTGCCTCTTCTTTGGCTTCTTCGGCTGCTTGTTCGGGCTGTTCAACTGTGCCATTGTCTGTCGGGGTTGCCTGCACTTCAGCTGCTCGACGATTGATGGCTTCCAGTTCAGCCATCTGCATCTGTTTCGCGTCTCGTGCAATCGTGTGAATCTTCATTGTTTATACCATATAAGTGATTGATATTGGAACTGTATTGTCATGGGCGTTGCATCGAACCACATTACAAGCTTTCTGACCGGCGTTGATTCTACAACTCCAGTAAGTATTGCTGTAAGGCATCGGCGCATCATATCCCACGGCATATTTAGGAGCCTGTATGTTATTGGGGATAACAAAAGCCTGTCCGCTGTGCATGAGTTTCAGAAGGCCCTGGATGCAGACAATATTGCCGATCTGACGAGCATACAAAGTAGTTCCTGAAATGCTTACCCAGCCAGTGTCCTTTTGAACCTCATTTTTGGCAGCGGCGCCGATATTTTCACGGACCGTAGCCTTCTGAGCATCTGTTAAGGCCATATCTGAGAGGAACTTGTCTTTACGGACATAGTTGTCTAAATCAGTCTGTCTCATTGCGCCAATCTGACCGCACAACGCTTCAGCAGTATTAGCACCAACTATAAACTGAGAGAAACCGGTTGACTTGGCCGCAAAAGTTTCATTAGCCTGAGTCTTGCTGTATGTATCAGTTTTAGCGTAGACATCTGTTGCATTGGCTTTTTTATCCAATGCTGTTTCTGTAGTGGACTTAGAGGCGTATTTGGCACTAAGTTGAGTGCCATTTTCCATAATATAAGGACCGATATTAACGCCTCCTTCACCATTGATAAGAATACCACCAATCAGATTCTTAATGGTGTATATCATATTATTGTTATCCAAATAGCCTACCTGAGCCATCGAATCACTTACAGAATCCTGCCATTCGATATACTGCCGATAAGCCACATTGGACTTAGCTACGGTGCCTCTGAATATTTGCGCCAAAGATGCGTTGTTTCTGACAATCATTTGACCGGAAGCCGTGATAGTTTTAGCAGCTCCAGAAATACTGAGAACAACCGAACCTTTACCGTCACCAATGTTAGTGGTGCGATAGTAAGTTGTCGAGCCGTTATGTCCCAGCACATTAATGTCGAGAGTGCCATTATCAGCAGCAGACGAACCGTTATAAATATCATTGCCATCGACAACGACATTTCCACAGACTATATGTGAACAGGTGACAGGACGATTAAATATAATGCCTGTTGACGTAATTGTCGCTACAGTAACACCATTTATAACGAAACGGAAACTGTTGTCGGCGCCGAACACCATCTGCATCGGCGCATTGCCGGAGAGACTGGCCTGCAAAATCAGATTGCTGCCGCTCATATAGAGTGTGCCAGTGCCACTTGCAGTATGAATCACATATCGAGAATTAGACTGAATGGCACCAGTTGCCAAAAGAGTCTGGAAATTCACATGCCCATTAACTGATTGAGTGTTCGCGGCAGGATTCAGCAAAAGCGCATATTTGCCAAACCAAGCATCTTTCATTCTCAGACCTCCGGTAGCATTAATCTGAATGGCTTTAGGGACTGCATCAGTAAGAGGAGTCACGTCTACCGGCACAGTCTTGCCAACTGACGTGCCCCAAATTTCTCGCCCGATTTTTTCGCCACCGCTGGCATAGGGAACAGTTTTGTTCTCGTTCTTTTCATATATGAACTGAGGCCAGCCTCCAGTGATAGCAGGGACTGCTTCAACAGTGCGGAGTTTGCCGTTCAAATACACGATACCGGAAGAGATGGAATTACCGTTGACCTCACATCCCGAAACTATGAAATTGTCGCAATCAGTGAAAATTTCGCTGAAGGCCAATGCCAGTTCCTGAAGATTGAGCAAGTCATCGACATAGGTGAAGCGCCCACCAGTTTGTGATGTAAACTCTTTCATTGATTTATAGAATGTTAATGATTATTTGATAGGTCTTGCCAGCTAACTTGTATCTGTCTACCCAGTAGGCCAGCATTTTCTTAAATTGATCAACTGTGATTCCATCGATAAGCTGTCCGGTGGGTTTACCGGCGCTATCTTTCTGTTCCCATAATTTAGGCACACAAACAAAAAAACTATGAGACGAGCCTACAGTCTTTTCATCGCTATGATAGAGGGCAATGTCTGTATGCGATTCAGTTTCACCAGATTGGTTCCATAGTTTGAACTGATCTGCATCACTAATTGCGGAAGCTGATTCATTATACATTGCTCGGCCCAGCTTCTCTCCATTTTTGATGACAATCAGTGCCGAGGGGTCCTCAAAATATTTCTTAAACTTACGATTTAAGAACCACTCCAGCTTAAAAATCTGAGAAGTCATTGAAGCCTTAATTCGAGTTTCCTTAGCGTATGTCACAAAGGCGTCATTAACACTTTGCAGTGGTTTTATACAAGACTGAAGGAAAAGAATCAATCGCCGACCTCCTAAATAATATGGAATCAGCTGATTAATGACTTTATCGAAATTTATCTTGTATCGCATTATTCTTCAATCGCTAAGATTATTGATTTCTTCCAGCTGGGCAGATTTTCCTCCAGTGTGCCGGGTTCTTCCGTACTTTCTTTGAGATAGCCACTATTGGGAAGAAAGAAACGGTCTGCCTTCATTTCATAAGTACCATCTTCCTGCTGAATCAGGTTGTTGTCATCATCATATTGAGCAACAAAAATGCCCTGATGGTCCGTGGTTACATTGCTGATATGAACGTCAGTTACATGCTCAGATTTCTGTATAGCGTCTATAACTTTCTGCACATAAACAATTCCGTCAAACGGCAGATTCGCGATATATTCATTGAGACTGTTTTCAATATTGGCATATACTTCATCGGGAGTAATTGCACCATCATAGTAGACGGTTACTCTGGGGATCAGCACATCGCCTTTTCGACTCACCATATTGAAATGAGTTCCAGCAAAGACAATCTGATTCATAAAAGCACGAGCTGCAATAAGCTGTTCATCTGTAAGGCGCTCATAGTGACCAGGGGTGCCAGTCGCTATTTTAAGCTGAAGTTCTTTGTCGAAAAAACCCTCGACCGTGTTCTCAGAGTAAGCTACTTTCGTTATGATACGATTGGCTTCGTTGACAGATGCGTAAGAGAACTGAGTACCATCCTCATTCATCTGAAGCTCATCGCCATATTGAAATTTCAACAAAGCATTTGCATAATAGCCGGGAGTACCATTGATACGATTCTGAAGATCACGGGCCAAATCGACTTTGAATACGTCCAAGATGTTTTCAAAAGCCCAAATACAGGCAGAGGTGGTCCATGTAAACGCATTGAGAATAGACATTTTCGAGCTATTCTCAAATTCAGTTAGCTGAAGGTATTTCCTGCGGCAATCCTTCGCTTCGTTATATATTTCAGTTAGTGTCCGTGCCATTCGTTTCGGTCTCGGTATAAGTATATATTGTATCACCTATATGAAACTCCCACTTATCAGGAGTGTTCCATTCTTTTTCACTAATGATTTCCTGTATAGCTTGCATCGCTTCGGACGAAGGAGTGTCATCCAGATAAACTTTACAAGCACGGCGCTGATCATAATGGTTCCGAATGTATATCAGATAATCATTGATAATCGTTGGTTGAGAAAATCTCACTCCTTTCAAATTCAATTCTGAAAGGCTCATATTATAAATCGGAGAAAGGTCAAATACAACCATTTTCTCCAGATTGACAGTATGGGTACCTTCAAACAAGAATAGACTCTGAAGTCCATTGTCGTTTGCCTGATTATAAAATTCGTCAACGGTCATTGGTTTGGTCAAATAGAACTGACCATCAAGCCGTGTCAAATCCAGTCGTTGAATATTGAAATTGCCATATATCTTCACGCGACGTTCATCGACAGTATTGTCAAAATAATGGCTTATAAGTGTCTGCGTTGTCGATAATGTAATGTGTTCCAAATCTGAGTTATCGCCCCAATCAACGACCATAGTGCCATCACCAGATATAGTGAACTCTATTAAATCCAGATCTTCGGGGGGCACAATAATCACCCTCTGAGGTAAATCAGTAGGCTTATGATATACATGCCGCTCGCCATTGACTATGATTTGATCATTTTTACTGAATTCTTCAACAATGCTCTTGTTAATCACGAAATCTTCGTGATACTCCAACTCCATGCCGGGGACCAACTCAGTTGTCATGCTGATAGTTGGGTTGGTAATGAGAATATCAAACAACCCTTCAATACTTCCGTACAAATGCAGTGCAATATCAAACAGATTCTGACTGCCTCTAACTTTATATATCGACATCGCCATCTACATTTGAAGTATCCAACATGAGATATAACTGCTTGTTATCAAAATCATATTTGGCGTTGATTACTGGCGTTCCATCAGCAGCGAATTGTTCTTTCAATACCTGAGCCAGTTTTGTCACGCTGATATTGCTATTTGTCCACCGAATAAGGCCAACGCCTGTCAGAGGGTATCTATAGTTATTACCAGGCACACACTTCAGAAGCATGTTTCTATTTTGTGTGTTCGCCTTTACCACATTTATATCGTATTCATATCCTGAATACAGAAGTATAGTCCCTCCGGAAAATTTACAATAATATCGACCCTCCGCAACACACATCAGTTGGGAAGCGAATATATTGACAGCTTCATTTCCATAAAGACAACTCTGCACTGTAAACCATTCGCTGCCATTTTTGGGGTTACGAAGATATTGTACATTATCTGCGGTATATTCCCGTTTGATTCTTAGCTTTATTTCCTTGTATATAGGGGTGTAAGGTATGTCGATGTACACTCCATGCTCAAAAATGAGGTCTTCAAGAACATATGCGGGCACAGTCACTTCACCATATATATAACGTTGCTCCACACCATTCGGTGTACTTTCCAGCCAGCTAAAACCATTCGGTTGCGCTATATTTCTTGGAGATAAGACTATATCACCGGTATCAATATGTATTTCAATATCCTTACGCATTGGCTAACAGTATTTCATTTTGATTTATCTGATTTCTGATAGTCTGTCGTGATGATACCAGTATCTCCACATCATAGGGCATCGGCTCCCCGATCAGACTTGCTTCATAACATTTGATAACCTTATAATCAGAGTCCGAAAGTTCTGCCGCAAGCTGTTCGTTAGCCCGTTTGATTTTTTGATAATCAAATTTTTTGATATAATGAAAATCAATATGGTCTCCGGCGTCATATGGCTGTAACTTGACAATATAGTTCTCCTCATCTGCCACAAGTTGAGTTTCATCAATATTTGCCACAGGTTTCCATTCACTATTGAGGCGGCTCGCATCCTCTTCAGTGAAATTGTCGCTTGTCAACTGACCAAATTCGTTTATATATCCGTAAATCATCAGAATAATATTCTATTTACACTCCATATCTGATTGGTTTTATTGTCTTTATCCCAAATTCCGAAAACAAAAATACCCATATATCCTTCCGGGATGTCATAGTAATCATTTTCGGTATTATTATCATAGATTGCTTGCCCCCCGGAAGTATCAACTCTCAATGTACCAGCGCCCATCTGTTTTATCAGAACTACTCTCCCTTCTATTCCGTCATTTGGTAAATAGACGGTTTTAGAAACACCCGAATTACATAATCCGAGTATTACCACATCATAGCCGGTTAGCTGTGTTGTTGCAGCACTACTGTCCGTGATAAATCTGCGGTTCAGTATCAATCCGTTGGCTTTCAGATTGTAAAAATATCCACCGTAAGCCGGTGCTGTGCCCGAATTGGATGACTCTCCATAAACTCCCGCTACGGCTGTCATCTCGGTTTGAGACTCCCAGTCATCCTTATTACAATTAGCACGCCCCAATCCCACAATGGCAGCTCTAAGCCCAAGAGTATATGTAGGCACCCGGATCCCTGCCAAATTTGAAAAAATGCCCTGAGGAGAAAGATATGACACACCTGTACTTGGAGCTGTGTATGTCACACCGGTATGATCAGTGTAGGATGTCCGGGCTAATGCGGTCGTTACTGCGCCATTGGAAGTTGATAGGGTGATTTTCGAACCGAATCCATAAAATTCGCTCATCATGCCGTCGGAGCCTGAAGTCACCTCATCTGTTGATAAGGTAATCTTGTGAAGGGTCGCATCAAGTGTTATCTTTCCATCTTCCGAAGCAAGGCGTTTGTCGGCGTCGATAATCCATGCGCCTATTTTGCCTGTATCAGCAGTAATATTACCCTTGATTGTCAGTGTTCCGTCTGGTTCCCATCGTATATTCTCTGATGCTAAATATCCGGAACCGTCGGTGTTCAAGGCCCATTTGCCTTCACATTTAATCGAGGCTGTGGATATTGTTCCGGCTGTAATGTTGTCAGCTGAGATTTTTCCTGTAAAAATCCCGTCGGCATCAATAATAGTGGTGTCTGTTCCGGCCCACTTCATTTTGGTGCCGATAAAAGTTATATCACCGTTGGGCTCCCACGCAATGTTGCCTCCTGCAATTGCCCCTGCGCCATTGGCCTCAAGACGGAATTTATATCCACGTAAACCGTCAGGAGAAAGCGTGATATTGTTTTCCGATGCAAAGGCTCCAGTGACTGTAGGCGTCTCTCCGGTATACAGGCAACTGGCAGCGAAATTCCAGCCTCCGATATAGCTTATGCCGCTGCTTAATTTAAAGGCTGTCTTGCCTTCAGTTGTTGTGGCTTTTAATATAGGACCTTCGGCACCATTTGCAAGATATATGCCACCACTCTGCATTATAGCTGTCTGATAAGATGATACCGCTTCCGGAAGTGTTTTACATGACAGGTATAATCCTACATAGCCTTGTGCCGACACCAAAGCTGATTTTTCTGCTGCCAGATGATTGGAGGTCAATGTCCAGCCACAAAGTGTGCCTCCATTTTCCGTGAAATGTATCAGTCCGTTGACAAAACTGATTTCTCCGTCAGTGTCAATATACCAATTTAGCCCGCGAAGACCGCTGCTGCCTATGGTTATACTGTCAATGTCAACTGTATTTTGTCGTGCTGTATTATTCTTCGTGCCGAGCCATAAGCATGTATCGTCAAAACTCCATCCGGCTATCCTGTTGGTAGAACCAAGTTCAAAAACTTTTTTACTTGTCTTCCACCCCGCAAATCCCCAGTCATGGGCCGAAGTATACCACATTTTTATGCCCTCTTTTATGGTGTTGGGGAAATCGTGGTCTCCTGTAGTAGGGTCAACTTTATATATTTCGGATGCGTTGATACCGATAAAACTTTTTACGGCATCAATGATGATAGACTCGTTATGTAATTGATTCGGTGTTATGCTCCAACCTCCTATATGGCCTGATTTTGCAGTAACTTTACCCGCAAATTCAGCATTACCGTCTGCCTCAAATTTCACATTCCCTTTTGCAAAGGTTGCCGAACCATCTTTCTTCAATTCCCAAGCAAGAGTACCACCAGGAGCTGAAATAATAGAACCTTCTGAAAGGATTTTGAGATTGCCGTCAGCAGTGGCAATGCCACCGGTTGTGATTTGCCAACCACCAATCATACCACCCGTATTATCGAGGTGGAATATTTCCACTCCTGCTGAGTAACCAAACACACCGGTTCGGCCACTGTCATCAAAGGCCGGCCCGATATATGTGCCTGTCAGCTGACCGCCATTTTCAGACTTACCAACAAATATTTTGGGCGTAATAATATGTTCCCCGGCTATCTCGGTCTTTGCGCGTCCTTCCCAGTCAAGAATCCAATCAAGCATGGAGGTTTCACGCACTACTGTATAACCAAAAGAAACTGTTGTTGCAAATTCAGTGCCTACGACGATTTTAAGGTTGACTTTACCATTCAATGACAAAGTGTCAATGGTAGCAAATTTTACCCGCCAAGTCTTATTGTCAATTTTGGTGACTGTGGCAGTAATATTGCTGTTGGAATATCCGAGGATAATTGGCTGTGAAAATTCTACCCCAACATCTCCTCGATAAACACGTATATCGGTGTAGGCATTATCGAGTCTGGGATTGCTACCGTCCCAATCAGCATTAATAACACAAGAGTTCGGATTGAGCGACACTGAGAAAGCATCGTTCACCGAACTCAAAGTTATCATTCCTTTTGCGATAGTTGCCATTCTTTCGTTTTAAGAAGAATAGCAGGCTATCACTTCTATTGGTTATACTTCAGAGGCTCTTTTGCTATTTAGCCGAGGTGAAATACTGGAATCTCAGGATAGTCAGCGCCTATATCGAAACTACGTAGCTCTTCAATGGTCTGAGCACTCTCAATCATTGCGATATGACTGGCAGTCACTCCATAACAATCTTTCGCATATAGCTCCAACGCGGCCAGTAGTTTCAGAGCCAACTCCACGTTGATGTCGATTTTGTTATAATCAAACCAAAGTTCTGAAACCTCGCGGCCAGCCGCTTTCTCGATGTTAAGGGAGTTGACTAATCCGACACGGGTAGCCTTATCAAGCCACATCGGTTGTTCCCCTAAATAGAAGCAGTTAACTTTATCGCTGCTGTCATAACCCTGAATCTGAACCTTACGAAGCATGCGCCAACTTTCGATGTTACCCTCAGCATGGAAATACTTCAGGATTGCTTCGATTTCTTCTGTCGTAGCCAGTGCCAAATGAAGTGGGTTTGCCTCTTTCAAAAATCCTGAAACAGAATTATCGCTAAGCACCAGTCGGTCAGTTTGAGAGGCATACTTCCATTCATTTTCACCCTCTACCGTCTCAGTTGATGTATTTGCAGATACACTGAGATTCAGCCATACTATCCAGTGGCCCTTCTTGTAACCGCCATTATTGATGGTGGCCGGTAGTTCATTGAATTCACATCTTTGAATCATAAACGAATTTAATTTTCAAGTGATAAATTCCGGCGAGCAACGCCATGTCACTCGCCGAATATGTCATAGGAAGAATTGATATGTTACGGCAGGGCGAATGGATCTCGCCCCATACTTATGAGAGTAGTATAATTCTCCATTGCCATATACCAAGTACCACGCCGTATGTACGGCATTTTCAGTGGATGTCCAATGTGTGTATATGGAAGGTATTATTATAGGCGTAGCCCCCTGTTTTACCTTTGATCGCCAAAGACACATTGAATATATCGGTTTTTCTGCTTCAATCATAGAATGGAAATAACGATTTATCGCTCCTATTTCTATGTTGGTATAATCGCCTTGTTCAATATGAGATCGAGACACATTTATATTGATTTCGTTTGGTTCAGGAGAATTAAACGCTTTTAGAATCAAATCATCAATCACACTTACGTTTGGCTCCGTATTTGATCCTTCATTCCAGGTATCAGTTATACCACCAGTACGAGACTTCGCAAAGAAGTAATATAGACGACACTTTTCTCCACTGGCAGGCAAATACCAGTTGGTGCAGGCGTATTGAGGATCAAGGATCTCTCCTTCTTGAATCTTAGGCTCGTATAGATAACACCCGTAAGCCGCTGGATAGACCAGCAGCATATAGTCGGATATGTTGTTGTTACCTTTAATAAGAACCTCTATGGCGTTGCAAAGCTCTTCCAACGTAGTAGGTGTCTCGTCGAATTTATGCTCAACTCCGTCATCATCCGTCCATATAAGGTTAACAGATTCATTAATGTCTGAAAACAGGTAATCATTAATTATTTTATTTGTATAATTAACGATTTTTTGCGTATTCTTTTTTCCTTGCCAATCATTTATAGCACCGGAGGTGTTTCCATAATCTTTAAAACCGTCATCTGCATCAACGTCCAGATAAAGCCAGGGTAACAGATACCTATTGTTGGCCTCTCCTTCCCAACCGTATGACACAATATTGTTAAGATTAGGAATATCGAAGGAATCCCATTCGCTTCTATTGAGAGCAACGGCAATCTCCTTATGAACTGCTTCTGTGCCTTTTTGAGGATTACGCCCCCAATATGTATCAGACGTATTGACATAAAGACTCGTACTACGATATGGCACATTTTCTTTTGATTCAATGTTTATCTGATAGCCCACAAGTTTTCTCGTTGATTTAAAGGCTTCGGTCGGTTTGTTGTAACCGGTGAAGATAGTCGGTTCATCCTCATCTTCACCTTGCCACATCTCATCAATTTTATACACAATGCCAACTATCGTCTTGTCTTTTAGATACTGATCATCAAAAGTGCCATCGGCATAGGCAAAATCGCCGATTTTCGGGATTCGGCGATAAAATCCAACCTGAATGTCAGCCGACAGCTTTGCCCCGGATGTTTTAGTGACATTGCACTGAATGCTATATCGCATATCTGCTCCACTCTCATCCAATTTTGTGACATTCAGTATGCCATTTACTGCATTTGAAAAAGTAGCAAAGGTCTTGGCACTCTCATCTATTGTCCATTCCACAGCCAAATGGTCATCTGTCAACGCTATGTCATTTCCGGCTGAGGGTACGCAAACTATATCGAATTTGTGCTGGCCGGTCTCGGTAATATAATTGACACCCTTGATATAAACGCTGTTAATCGCACGTTTTGAATATAGAATAAACAATGCGTTGTTGGGGTCATCTATATTGCCATAATTACTTACAAGATCGATCTTATTGCTGAAAGTAAGATTGCCAGTAAGACTGATGGAACCGGTCAGTTCGGCGCCTATGCTCTGCAACCACATCATCACGTCCACTGCAAATCCGGTCCATGCGATTTTGTCAATATTAACGGAGTTCAGATTGGTGGCCTGAGTGTAAGCCAACTGAATCAACGATTGAGTCTGAGACTGTATCTTGTGCTCTCCGATAATATGGAGTGTTCTAAGCTCCGTCAGGCCGTCAACGGTCAAACTTGCAAGATTGGGCTGTCCGTTGACGTAAATCGCATTGATGGTGGCAGGCAGCTCAACCTCTGTGAGCGTTGAGGTTTTCGGAAATTTTACAGCTGTATAGGATGTGCCTCGGAGTTTCAATGATTTCAACCGAGGCAAATCTGACGAGAATGTGCCCGCAAAAGAATTGGCATTGGTGAAATCAATGTCTTCAAGATTGCGACAGTTGGTAATCGTAATACCACGAGGATGGAACTCAATGGGGGTCCCGTTTTCAGCGCGACACTGCAACTTTCTAAGTCGTTTGCCTGTAATATTAACGTTGCCATCTTCACCACAAGGCAGTGAACCAAGATTGCCAATCGACTTCGCATAGTGCATCCAGCGCATTGTAAACTGAGTATTGGAGTCTGTGTTTACAATGAAACGCACGGTTTCACCGGGAGCACAAAGATAAGGCGCACTCCCTTGATTTACCCACTCTCCATTCTTCTTGGCATACAAAGCCGCCATACTGCCACCGATAGCCAGCTTTGGATAAATATACTGATAGGCAGTATATTCGATGTCGTATGTAGGTGACTGTCCCCCGGTTGTGTTCACAGAACGGAAACTGAGTGTACCGTCGCCTCCGGTTTCATACTCACACCACGACATCAGCATTGGCAGACGCTGATTCATAAACTGCTTCTCACACTCCAGCTGGTCGCCTACTGCCTGAGTGATGGGGTCCTGAGAAACGTCGATTTCGCCCTTCATCATCTTGACCTGAGCCACCTCATAGAGAATACGGCTGGTTTCGTTGTAAGCAACTGCGGGGAAGTATTCCTGAACCCAGTAGAAACGCTCCTGATAATACTGCTCAACGCTGCCGCAAATTTGGGCCATGGCGTCAAACATATCACGCATCATGTTGCGGATACGGTCATCGAAGGCCATTTCCACAAGAGTGAAGAATACATTGTTTTCACCGTTCCAGTAGTTACCACCCGAAGCGCTCTTAGTATGTTCAAGCACATGGTACGGCTTGGTCTGACGGCCCTGGTTATCGGTCTTCTTAATAGTATCGAAGTCATCGCCTTTAAGACGCACCAGCAAGTCCACCGCCGGGTCAATCCACGGATAGGTATTCTTGGTACGGTTATCGGTTGCAGCTTCGAGTTTACACCAAGCCTGATGGAAAATGATGTCTGTTACGTCGATATAGGCCGAAGCGTGTGCCTTGAAGAAAGCAACACGGCCCTTGATAAAGATGTCATTCAGAACATTCATATCAGAAGTGCCGAGTGTACTCATAGCATCTTCCAATGTCATATTCTGCTTGCCATCTACAGTATCGACCGTAATAGTCACGCCAGCTAACTGTTCTGTAAGTCTTGGACTTCCATAAGCAGCAGCACGATTATTCGAGCCCCAAGCGGTCGGAACCTTTATAATTTTCTCAAACTTGGAAGTGGCCGGATTAAAGTAGTAGACGCTATAACGGTCTGCGCCAGTGTTGAACAGCCAATACTGATGATCACGCTGAAGATTCTCACTATCCGCGATCAACTGTGCCTCAGTACCAGCATACGGTTTCAGCAACGGCGAGCTGGCGAAGATAAAGTTCGCAAAGTCAGCGAAGTGTGTATAAAGAGTATTCTCAGTACCGCCCTTGGCCTCATCCTCGATGCGAAGTACGCCCTTATCGGTTTCGCCTCCGTCATACTTCGAGCCTATTTCAACCTCGAAAGACAGAGTATCACTCGTACCGCTCTTGTAGCAGTAACCATTCTTGATGTCACCGGTATTGATGGTCACACTGTGCGGATAGATATTGCCGTGCCATGCACCGTTAGCATCTTTCTCCACAATCCAAGGCATCTGGTAAAGAGCGGCGATTGCGCCGTTATCTGCGCCGGAGACACACATGTAATCGGGAGATTTCTTCTTATCGTAGCCGAAAGTTTTTTTATCGCCTTTGCCGGAACCCCAAGTCTGAAAACCACAGAATTGAGGCGAACCATTACCAATCTGATAGAAGCAGAGGAACGGTTTTTCATAACAAGCTGCGTGTCCTGAAAGCACCGGGCGCCCGTCACTCCCATTATTAACAAGACGCTGCCACAATTCATCGAACATCCAGATACTGCCAAGTTTATGGCTCTGCATGGGGGATGCGTAGTTAGCCTTGCCGACAAGTTTCGTTATACCGCCTCGACCGTCTTCCAGCTCATATTTACTGGCATAAACCTGAGATGTCCCGTCCAACGAATTGAAGTAAGAAATCTTTTTGAAGTATTTCCCATCTTCCACATACATTGTCGGGTCATTGGCGTTATATTCAGCAGCTGTGATTTCAACGTCATCCTCAAAACCGTCAGTAATATTCCACCAGTAGTAGCCCATCGCACTGGTGCCCTGACCTTTATCGGTCATGCCGACAAATTCACCTGAATGGGCACGGTCAAGACTTTCAGGATTTCCACGTTCTTTGAAGATGCGGACGTCAATATTTACGCCCTTCTGTTTACTCTGATTCTCACGACTGGGATAGTGACCACCAGCCGGGATTTTGCGTAGAATGGTGTTGAGACCCATTGCATTGCAAAGGTCATAACTGATGCTGCTACCGTTGAAAATAGAATTGAAACGTTTGAATCGCTTCTTATCCTCAATGGTCGGCATACCCGCCATATAGTCATTCTGAATCTGAGTGGCACCGAGCTGCTGACCTTTGTAGATACGAATACCATACACGTCAACATCAGCCTCATCTGAGCCGATTACGATTGACTGGGCACCATTAGCACCGATAGGTATGAATGAATCCTCGTCAGTATAGATATAAGAACGATTACTCTTTCCGTTGATAAACAGACGTACAAGGTTCAAACCTTCACCACGAAGATTGCGAATGATATTGATAGTTACATGTTCACGAACCTCCTCCTGATAGTGAAGGTCGCATATATCCTCAGTAAAGTTGTTTCGGCTGAGGCAGACGGCACGAGTCGGGTAGAATTTCAGACCAGTGTACGCGCTACTGAAAGGCGCTGATGCGTCAATGATAGCGGCATCGCCTACAATATTGCGTACCTTGATGTCAAATTCAATCGTGAGAGAACCTTCTACACCGCCATTGTTATGGCCGGTATTGGAATCGAACAATTCATAAGGTAGAGTCAATCTGTTACCCGCTCCGATGGTCAGCACAGGCACGTTCACTACTGCTCCGGTGGAATCGGTTTCCTGATTGCTCAGCCAGCCGGTGTTAGTATCATTCGGGTCTTTCAAAAGACTGGCAAGCTGATGATCAGTGCCGTCAATGGTAATCTTTTGTTTCTCAGCAGACAAGATAACATTCGCACCTTTGGTCGGAGCAAAGTTCTCAGAGTTGTCTACTAAGAATGAAATGTTATTGCCGTATGTCAGACCGGCGGCATTAGTGAATATAGCCTGAGCGTTGATTGTTGTAGGCTGCTCGTCACCAGCGTATTCCATCGAGAAGTTCTCATCGAAGTCATAACTTACACCGTTGACACAAGTCATATCACGCTGGATATACACCTGGCCTGTATCAGAATCCTGAAGAACGATACGCAACGGTGTGGATTCACCGGCGGGGTTATAGATGGCGAAACGGAAAATAGTGGCGCGGGTCCAGTTCTCAAACTCTTCCATGATGTCCGTCACGGCCAGAATAGGCGTGGTATTCGTATCATCAGCCGGGAGATAGATAAACTGGAACTCCTGATGTTCAGTTTCAGCGGTGTAGCCGTCACCGAAAGCAATCCACGCCTCCGCTTTGACAGCACCTCGTGTAAATCCAAACTCGCTCTGAGTCAGGACTGCTGCGTAGGTGTTGTCGGTATAGGTGGTTGTGCCAAGCGAGAAATTCTTCGTGTAACCGTTAATCTTGATTCTCAGCTGCTTCTGTACGCTACCCGTAATTCGGAAAGGCAACTGGATGCTATCACCCTGATAAGCAGTTGCGATTGAGCCTTCATAGTTCGATGCGACATTGGAATATACAATGGTCATCGTAACAGGGCTGGCAGAAATCTCACTCTGCTCACCTGTCGCTATCAATCGAATCTGATACGTGGCATCAGACGTAAGTAACTGGCTGAGGTCAATAGTCTTGGTTTGGCCGGACTGGATATTGACGGAGAACTCTTTGCTTGTGTCCCATGAGCCCCATGCGCCGTTAGCGTTCTGGGTGCGGCATGATACTACAATCGTGGCGTCCTCGTCCTGATCAGTTGTCTCTTGGGTGATAGGATTGTACTGCTGCCAGAGGTATGACACTTCAACGCTTGCCACCGGTTTGCTGGTGACAATCGACGCTGCCGACTTTCTGGTAAGAGTTACAATATTGCTGACACCGCCTTGCTCCTCCAACAGAGGGATGGCCACATTAAACAATCGTAGCGCGGCCCCGGCAACGGGGTCGGTCATGTAATCGTTATATGCGGCCTGGTCAGCGAAACCCCATACATGATAATACCCGTCAGTGTCTTTGGTCTGGGGTATCACCACATATCCAACTTTTTCTTGTGACAACGCTTTGAATCGGTCTTTAAGAAAATCCTCGATGTCTTCGATGTCATGGCATGTTCCGGCCTGAGCATCGCACCACCGTTCTTCAACGCTTGTAATTGGTTTGCTGACTACTTGTAATTTCTTAGCCATTATTGTAATTAGTTATTTGTGTTTCTGATACCACCCAGTACCTGACTGCCAGCCGTGACCATGCTGCCACCAACCACCGGCAATACAGTTAGAAATGGCTTCCCAAATGAGCATAAAGCCATTTTTCGTCCCTATATAAAGCGCACTAACGGCTTTGGGCCAGACATATAGGGCCTCTGGGGTTTTAGAACCGATTTGTGCCATTAGCTTTCTTCAGCTACATAGTAAACCTGGCCCTCTACTATAGTGCCATCCTGTACCATCTGAGCCAATACCTCTTCTGAAGCGACTTCTGTCGGCGTATTGAGCTTCACCTGAGTCAATAACTGGTTAAACTCATCAGCGGTCAAACGACCATTGGGCGTCAGACCTTGATTCTCAACTTTCGGTTGTATATTTAGTGCCATTGTATCGTCGTTTTAGAAAATAATAGGGAAATCGTAAGGGAAACAACTGCCACTTTTCGTAATAATTTCGCATACATAGGCTTCAGAGCCTGTAATTTTACCCGAAATTGTCAGTGTCTTGGCATTTCGATCATGCGCTATGGAGCCATCTTCGGCCAGCCACCAATCAGTTACTTCATTAGTCAAATCAGGTAGCGCATACTTACGCCACTGATAGATAAAATGCTTAGACACAAATTCTTCTGATACAGGTTCGCCCTGATAATATACCTGAGCGGTCAGTACCGTATCGGCCACGCCATTTCTGAAAGTATCGCCTTTAGATGAAGTGACCTCAACAGAGTAACCATCCATCAAATATTTGCGAATAGTCACAGTGTCGGTATATTCTTTATTGAGGTATGTGTCTACGACTTTGATTGTAATGGCACTCTCATGTTCACCCCAATATGTATCCGTTGGATAAATGGTCAGCAGGGTCTTCTCAGGATTCAATCCTGAAGTGATTTCAGTTGAGCCGGTCTCTGTCAACAAATACCACTTACGACCGGACGCAACCTGATTCATACCAGTTTCCTCAATAGACAATTTCACAAAGTCTGGAGAATATAATACTCCTGCATCCGAGCTTCCCATTACGGCGAAAGTATCGCCACCGGTCAACCGTACAGATTTATTCTCCAGATTATGCTTGGTATCGTCTCCGAGATTTCCCCAGTTCAGATGTACGTTAGGGCCGAAGATGACATTGCCGTCTTTATCCCATTCTATACCATGATTAGCAAGATAGCCGGAACCATTCTGATTGATTCTGAATGATTTGCTTCGTGCTTCAATGGCGCCCTCCCCATCTGCATTGAGTCTCAGCAGTGGATTCTGAATGGTGCCACCTATACCACCACGGCTAAACCATGCACCATAGTCTTCACATAAATGGGTAACAATCTCATCAGTAGGCTGATACTGAGTAGCTTGTACTCCCGATTCTAACTGAGGAGCAGTGAATAAAAATTTCTGCTGTTCTGCTGAATCGACATCATTACCTGTCAGGGGGTTGTAGGTTGCCGCGATTGAGAGTACAACATCCTCAGCTCCGGCATCCAATAACTTGAATGTCACTTTCTGTCGATGCCATCCAAGAATCTCAAAATGAGGTATCTGAATGGTACCAACAATTTGAGCGTTCTGAAGGATGGTCAACTGACCGCTACACATACAGTAGGCCCAAAAAGAGAAAGTGTATTCCTTTCCGATTCGTACATTGTTGGTTTCGTTCAGCCAAGAATTTCGTTGCGCTGCCAATGAAATAGCAAGTGGCACCTCAAAAATCTGGCCTACACCAGTGGGATTTTGCAATTCATAGCCCGCCAGTTGAGCATCAGTCATCGGTGTGCTATCAGACGAAGGCTCCAGAGAATTGACAAAAGCGTTCTTGTGAATCTTGCCAGCATAGAAAGTTGCAGCAAAGCCATTCTCATCGCCAGCGGTCAGCGTACCGGAAATGTGGGCCGAAGTAGTTGCAAAAAGTTTCTGAAAATAACCACCGTAGCTGTCGAGCTTACCGAATACAGGGTCAGTCACGCCAGTCAGCTTACCCACTCGAATTTGGCTTGCATCACCAAAATTTGATACACTGGAAAGCAGAATGGCGTTGAAATCCGATATATAGAACTCCTCTCCGTTCTGAATAGCAGAAAGATTGAAGTTAACGGCACGGCGATGTCGGCCAGAGTAATCGACAGTAATCGGTATGAGATAATATTTCCAGTCCGTGCCGAGCTTAACATTAACCTCGCCATCAGTCCTCGATTCGTCTACATACGATAGATTAACTTTGATGGTGCGTTCAGTCGATGCCTTGGCCCAGAACGATATGAGAACCTGATTAGGGTTCTGGATGTACTGAGAGAACGTCTGTTTGATGGACGCGCTGCCGCCAGTGAGTTTCTTGATACGGCAAATACGGCGCCGATCATTCTCCGACGGGATATATTCAGTCTCACACAGCACTGCGTCGAGAATGTACTGGCTCTGCGGATCATCAAAGGCCGTACTGTTGATATTCTCCGGCCAAGTGAGGCTACAGTTTCGTCCGATACCGTCAATCACATCCATAAACGGGCTCTCGTCATCCGAAGCTGTCAGATAAAGAGCACCTGAACGTGATTGGTCGAACAAACTGGTAGTACGTACAAAATCAAGAACCTCGCCGGGCAGTGGAGCATCGCCTTCCAACAAAGCTCCTACAAACCACGGCTGTTGTTTCTTGACTTTGGTCGTTTTATATTCGATGGGGTCCTGAGAAACAAGCACGTAATTACCATTAGCGTCGAGTACGGCCTCATCTACTTCGACCTCTTCAACACCATAGTCCAATACGCACATCAGAGAGTAGATATTGTTCTTGCCGTCAAAATACTGGCGGCGAACAATATCACCAGTTCTCAGTCCTTGTGTCTTACCACCTTTACCATCAGGCTGGCCCTTTGCGGACTCAGCCTTCAGCGATATTCGGAATTTACGAATAGTAGGTACTGACATTATATCGTATCAATGATTTCTTCCACTATATCGCCGGAACAAGAGTCAGTTACCCATAACGAACCATTCGTTACGCTATTCTTCTGAACTTCAAGCTCATACACACGCATTTTCTTGCGCACTGTCAGCTCATCGAAGGTGGCGTGATAACCACCAGCGAACTCACTTTTAATAATGCCCCAACCATAACCGGCGAAACCGCTGGCAAATTTGGGCGTTTGAACATTATCGTTGAAGTAGGCATTGCCTGTGAAAGCCATGCCGTCTGTTACACCTTCAATGAAGATGCCTTCGCGTAAGAATAGGGCGTTCTCTTTGAGTTGTGTTTTATAATTCAGAGAATTTATCGAAAAAGTCTTGGCCTCAACCGGCTTGTCGAAGATAATAAATTCCCCATCAGTATTTATATGAAGGCTGACATCGTGCTCAGTGTCAGAAGCCGGGTAATGCCAGATAGAACCGCTTGGGCCAAAGTTGAAGGTCACTCCAAGGCTCTCTGTTACATCCGTTTCTCCAACCACATGCTTGTATGGTATCTCAGCCTTTAAGACTTCATGGTTGTTAGTTCCAGTAGAATCGCTACTCTCGGCACTGAATTTGGGACCATATTCATCTTCCAGTGCAATCATACGATGGAATACTACACCGTAATCCTGAGCTGAATGAGTGAAGGTTCGCATGGCCCAGTCACCAGAATTGGCAACTCCGGCGCTGAAACCATTCGGGAAGTTTCCGGCGCCATCATGGGATATGAGCTTACGAGTATGGCTGGAATCGTACACATCAGCTTGCAAAGAGATGAACTGAGTGGCGGTCTTGTTGGGGGCCGTACCACTGCTATCTCCTAAATTCAAGATTCTACCAGGCGCCGAGAATGAAATAATATTGTCTGCACCGTCACGAACCTGAATGATGTATTTATCATCGAACATGATGCCTTTCCCCTTCGCAATGTCAAGGTCAGTCAGCATCATAATTTTCGTTGAATTATCAGCAGAATTTAAGACTGAGTAAAACAGTTTATTACCGTCTTCACCCAAATCAAATCCTTTCAAGGCTACCAGACGTCCATTGTAAGTAGCTGTTCCATCCACGGTGAGATTCCCGGCTACATGCGCGTCTTTCATCTCCCAGTCTACTGTAGGAAGATTACTATTGCCGCTATGATAGAACTCTTTAGTACCCCAAAATATACCATTACTGTTAATCAGGACATCGCCGAGTTTGAACGACCCATCTACAGTAATGTCTCCCTTGAAGGCAATATTCTGATTCTCAATCTTCAGGATATTATTGTCATAGAATATCGTCTTATGTTTTGAAAACCAGATACCGTCATCACCCAGATTTATCTGACCTGCAACATCCAAATCATCATCAACAATCAAACTACCGTACACATGGGCCACCAGCTCATTTGCAGCGTTCTTGATGACATTGAATATCATCTGACCATCGACGCCTGCTTCAAATCCATGTAGTGCTCCCAACAAGCCGGTCATTGAGCCACCAGCCTTTTCCAAATAGCCTGTAAGGTCTACCCCGGCTGCTGCCGAGTTTGCTGCTGTGGCGATAACTGAAGCGAAAAGATAGGCCGCGTTCTGCATCTGAATATCAGAAATTTCGGCCATTTTCTTTTCGATTACAGGCTGATTGGGGGTTGACAGGGCAATCTGATTGCCATCCGGATCAGTCCAATAAATCTGATTACCGTCCTTATCCACTGAAGGCGTGACATAGACCCCCTGGCTATAGTCAGGAGGCGTACCTTCATTAGCTTTCTTCATACCGTCAAGCAGCGTATCGAAAATTGTCTTACGCGCTGCAAGTGACGGGTCTTTGTCAAGCTTTGCTATGTCGGGATTGATTACAATTTCTGACATTATTTCTGGATTTGAACTTTCTTGGTTAAGAATCCGCTATGACTCGATGCGAAAGACTGAATCTTTGCTTTCAGGGAAATAAAACTACCCAATACGTTGGCCGGAGGCTGGGGGCCCATCATTGTAGGGGTCATCATCTGACCCAGATAGCCAACCAGCTCTGAAAGTATCGAAGCAAGCTGCTGGCCCAGTACAGCATCGTCTGTTCCATTCTTGCTACCGACATAAGTTGTACCGTCTTCAATCACTACTGAAGATTGTCCCATTTCCATAGTAGCTGAAGAATTGTCAAGGGTCAGCTTTGACTTATCATGCTCCAGAACTATTTCGTCCTGGGTCATTGTCTGAGAGCTCTTGTCATCGCCGATGACCTGTTTCAGCCCCTCGCCGGTCAACTCCTGCTTCACTGTATTCTTGCCATCTTTATCAGCAACTACAGTTGTCGTAATCGAATCTTTTTTATACTCAGTTTTAGTGGCGATACCGGTAGGCTTCAGCTCGTCAATATCATCACCTTCTTCATCGTCGGGGTCAAACTCCTCACGCTCAGCAACGCCCACTGTTACCGTATCGTGCGAATCCAACTGGATAATATCGACATGTGAGTACAAAGAAACATACTCGCGATTGGTAGCCGGGTCCATGACTATCACCACCTCAGAATACAGCTTGGGCACGATAAGCATACCTGTATTATTCTGCATGGCCGTCAGGAACACTCCTTCGTGATAGCCGACCTTAGCGTCTATATCGTCCTGATGCTCATATTCGATAAACTCCTGAACATCAATGGTTCCAGCCAACTCGCCTTCAGTATGTATCTTGGCCACATAACCAACAGTGCGCTCAGTACCATGTACGGCGCCGGTCTTCGGGTCTCGCATACCATGCTGGGCAATCCCTTGTATCAGGTCAAATAGAACCTTAGAACCTGTGGTTGCTTCATTGCTCTGAGCCATTGTTTTCAGATTTTGGATTGTCTCTCTTTAAGCAATACGGCAATCTGATTGACTGGCGAAATCCTCGTGTACCGAATGTGGTGCGGACTTCTTCAACCAGATATTTACCGTTCTTCATCGGGAATCTGAGGTCCTTCAGTTCCACAATGTCAGTAGTGCGTATCTTCAAGTCTCCGAACAGGACAAGCGACCCTTCAACGCCGTTCATATTGTAGGCTTCATAGAAAGCAATCGCCTCCTTCAAAAGCTGATCGTGAGTCAGTCCAATTTTTCGGGACATATACTCCACAACCGTATATTCGCTGAGATTGATTTTTGACGAGCCCTCGGTTATCATACGGATATGATGTTTCTTCATCGCTCGTTTGGAAATCTTAGTCTCATTGTGAACTCGCCAGCGTTCCTGCTCAGAATCACCCTCCTTCCACTCAGGATTCGACATCAATGTGAGCGTTGTCATTTTTTTCTCGTCAGCATCCTTGCTGCAAGCGTGAATGGCAAGCGATTTCTTATCGGTATCCTGCATTTCCAGATTGTTGTCAGCGACATGATACTGGAAATCAATGGCTTCGTTAACGGTTCGAGCATTGTCAACTAAAGAACCCTTGCCGCCGGAAAAATATGTATTCCGGACCGCAATACAGGGATTACCGTCATTGTCCCATGCAAGATAGGCGTAAATTTTCCATTTATGCCATTGATTGAGAACGTCATAGACGGTAAAGTCTGAAGTGATTGAGCATTTGCCAACCGTAATCTCTTCAGTATCAGGATGAAGTTTCAAACCTGTCTTAGCAAGCAACCCATGAACACCACCATCTTTTACAGAGTAAAGCAACTGTTTGACTGTGCTCTTGTTGGTAGTCGTGATTTTCTTACAGCTCACGCATTTCAACAGATGGGCCAGATCCTCACATTCAATCATAATCGGCTGATCAATACTGCAACGAGTAATGTAGCCTTCAAACATTGTAGTCAGATAGCCAATATACTCATTATATTTGTCATCACTGGTGAAGATTGACGGATGGCCCGTTGATACTTTTGTGAGATTATAGACTGCCGGGTCTGTCGTATATCCCAGTCTTATGCGAATACGCGAGCCGACTTCAAAATTATCGACTGTCGCAACGCTGGAATTAGTTCGATTTTCAATGATAGCGCCCTGAGAATTTACAGAAGCAGTCACGGCTGAAGCGTACTCAGTCGGGTCAGCTTCCAACGTCTTCTTGATAATGGTTCCACGGGGGAAAGTCAATGCAGCCGTGGAAACCACGTTTCGATATGACTCTCTGATTTCGATGCTCTGGGCCTCCGCAATCATAAAATCAGGTTTCCCTTCCGGTAACATCAATTCCTGAGGCGTTTTACCATTCGGGTTCCACACCTCGACCAAGCATATCAGCATGTGATAGCTTGGTCGCTCAGCATCGTAAGTGCCGGATGTAGTATATTTTGATTCTGCCATTAGATTGATGCTCCCATTGTTAATTTGTCAAGGCCCAGCGATGTAGCACTGCCAGCAATGTCAGTAGCGACATTTCCAGCAATTTCTCCGAGCTTGCTGTCAAGGATAAACTTGTACCACGTATTCATCGGGCTGGCGATGATTTCACGATTCAGACGGTCAATGGTGTCCTGCTTTACAATCACAGCCTCATCAGGTTCAACCGCTACACAAGTAAATTCATAAGGCTGGATGTTCTTATATTCCGGCGCCCTCAATGAAAAGTCCTTGATGATGATGCGCGTGACATTGAATTGTCTGAAAAGATAGTGGTTGACATTGATGATACCGGGATGCTGCATTATCTGGATGAATTTCTTGACATCATTCTCCGGATATTTCACCCTGGGAGTGGTACCATCTTCCGACGTCTCTAATGCTGCCAAGTCAGAAACGATGGTCCCGGACACTGTAAATGTCAAATCACCACCTGACACAAGCTCCTTACGGGTAAAGTCACGGCCCTGAACCTCTGTCATTATGATATTCTTGCCGCTCGATACATTGATTTTCGGGCAACAATCAAAGAACAATACAGTTTTGGTTGTATAGTCATCACGCCCAGCTTCTTCGTTATCCGAATTATGCTTGACAGTAATATCATCCTCGCCGTCGAAGTAAATCATAAGAGCTTCCTTGACGATATGCCCCCAAGAGTCACGGGCGTATACATTTGTGCCACCCTGAACAGTGACTTTACCGTACTCGTTGACATCCTCAGCGAACTGAGAATTTTCGATGATCCATTTGACGTTATCGTTCTGCTGCTCCTGAACAGATTTGCGCAGTTTCTTTTCAAGAGAGCGCTGATAACGAGGGAATAACTGGTTGATTTCACTTGCGGCGAGCGCTATGGCTTCACGCTTCAGCCAATGGGCCAACGCCCATTTGTATGCGGACTTGCTGACGAACCTTAAATGTCCGTCAGGAGTCTCGCTATATCGGTATCGAATACCGGCAGCGGCGTTCACAGCGTCGCTGCCAGCTTTCATTACTAAATTACTCCAGTTGCTCATATTATTATGTTCTTAAAGTCCCGGTTCCTGCATTAAACACTGATTGAACGCAACCAGTAAGTAATGTGGGGAATTGAGTTTTAACTTCGGCAAGTATTTCATTTGAAGTTGCACCTTGCACATACATATTTACGTTCAATGTGCCAACACCATTTGTGGCCAATAACTGATTTCCTTGCGCCACAGGTTTATCAGTGTAGACATTTACGGGTGGACGATATGCCGCTGAATTGACATTTGGAGCCAATACAGGAGGCTTATACGCCGCATTTGGAGTAAAGGCTAACAAGTTATTAGTCTGTCCAGGAATACTGTCCGTTGGTAAACTGGGAAGAAACGATGTAAGATTGGGTGCATGATTTGCGCCTTGTCGGGTTGGATTTTTACTGTACAACTGAAAGAATTGTCCAGACGTAAGTCCAGTCCATGCAGGCATCAAGTTAGAATAAACAGATGACGTGGGCATATACCGTTTGGTTGAAGCATCATATTGATATGCGACACCATTTAACGTAGCTGATAGTGGCAGATTCTTAGGAACTATCGTGTTTCCATTCCAATCTGCAATCATCGCTGAGGTTATATCTTTCAAGAAGTTTAGCTGCTGTATATCAGGAGCTAATGCAGCTTTAGCCCATTGTGGAGAAGCATTAAATTGTTTTAACAATTCATCAATTTGATCTGCCGCTTGCTGTGCCATATCCAGAGAAGGCAACCATTCCCCAGTCTTCGGGTCCTCTTTACCGTAACTTCCGTTTGCAAAAGAGAAACGCTGCAATAGCCCAGACATGCCTGTATAAGCATAGGTGGACATCAAGTCTTTAGTAAGGTCATTATAACCGGGGAAAAGATAGGACATAGCTTTCAATACGTCTTCCCTTTTCTTAGTGCTATAAGCAGTGCTAACTGCATCCCACAAAGGAGATTGTCCTCCAAAAGCCGTTACAGTAGAGTCGTATACACCTTGTTTGTATGGCAATGTCCACTGATTTTGATTATCCGAATTAGTTTTAACCAATTCAGTATCTCGATTCCATGTGGATGGCCTATATGTACGTCGGCCAATTTCAGATTGCCATTTATTTTTCAAATTTACAAAATCACTTGCCGAACCGGTACGCCAATATCTTTGTGCATCCGCAAAGTATTGATTGCCAAGAGTTACAGCATTGGCCTGACCCTGTTTATATAGAGCAGCGGCGTCTAATGCACGGTGCAGTGGCAGTTCTTGATATTGGCCATTACCGATAGCCCACGCATGCAACCAAATCTTACTATTAGGATCCAAGTAAGATTCAAACTTATCACCATTACGACGCGTCCCGAAGGGCGCATAAACCAAATGTTGATTAGCAGTAGCTTCATTATACTTCGGAATTGTTGTTTGACCTAATGTTTTCTTTGTTGTCTCCCAAGCATCATCAAGGCTGGCAAAGAAACCATATAATGCTTCGTTTTGAGCCATTACCGAAGTAACCGTTTCATTAGTATAAGGAACTGGAGGCTTGTCACCTTCTGTATGTTCTTTTTCCTGACTCCGAAGTCTCAAGCGCTTTTCTATTTCCTGGGTGATGTCATGTTCCTTGTTATACATTAGATCCAGATAGGCCATTGTGCCATTGACATTTTCACCAGTCAATATACCGTCCTCAAATCTAAGCTTCTTGGCCAATTCGTCAGCAGTAGATATACATAGTGTTGTCTTCTTTTTCAAGTCCACCATGTACCAAATCACACCACCGATTGCAGCTGCTACGCCGATCCAAGGTGCAATAGATAACGAGCCAAGCCACGTACCTAAAGACATGCCGCCTATGGCGCCACCTATAGTAGCAAGCGTATTACCGACACTGCCTACTTCGCCAACTTGTGAACCAAGATATGTGCCAAGTGCAGCACCGGCCATACCACCAACGCCCATACCAACCACTTGTCTCATACCAGACATACCAAGGTTGTTTACTCCAGGCTTGGGCTGATGCACAAATTGCTTACCATTAAATCCAAAATCACGAAGCGAGGTACCGGATTTTGCACCATTCGGCATAACAACGTTTCCAGAGGTCCACGGAAGCAAGGGAGTTGTGCCTCCCGTTATTCCGTGAAGCATCAAATTTTTAAGTGCCAACATTGAGGCTGAAGTGCCTCCAATAGAATTTGCCAGCCCACCAAATGCACGTCCGATTAAACCAATCTTAGCGACAATTTGACCAACTGCCATAGCACTTAAAAAAGTAGTTTTTAAGACACTAAATGCCTTAACAAAAGGCCATATATATAGTTGGGCTTTTATGAGCCATTTTACAAATGAACCGAAATGTTCATAAAACTCATAAAAATATTTAGAGGCATTGATTATCAATTCCCCAAATTCCATAAAAGCATTAAATAATGCTTTTATTTTTTCACGTGCATCATCTGTTTGGAGCCATGCCGTTATATCTTTAAGAATATTCTTTATGTTTTCCTGTACTTCTTTGAAAGCAGTTACGCCATCATCTGTAAAAGAGGACGTTAATTGGGCCCAAAGTCCCTGGATGGTGTTCTTTTTAGCTTCAGCAAGTTGCTCTGCCATGCCATCCGATAAAAAATTCTCCTCAATTACCTTATTCCATTTGTCTACGTTCATTGCCAACGACACAGCCCCTTGTGCCGCTGTTTTATGGAACAACTGATAGAAATCATCAACATATAAATTTGCATTACGCAAATCTTCAAATATATCCGTCAATGAACGAACCCGTCCATTCTCCATGCGTTCAATGCCTAACTCTTCCCATTTTTTACGTTGCCGTTTTGTGGGATTCGCAATGTTAGCCATAATAGTACGCAAGGTAGTACCAGCCTGAGAGCCTTTTATACCAGCATCGCCTAAAATACCAATACCAGCTGTTGCCTCTTCAAATCCTACACCACCTGCATTTAATAGCGAAGCAGCATATTTATAAGATTCTGCAATCTCTGGAAGCGTTGTGTTGGTCATGGTAAACGTATTTGTCATAACATCAGCTGCATGTCGCATTTGATGTGACTGCATACCATAGCCTGTCATAATATTCGTTACAAGGTCTGCTGTTTCACCTAAATCAGTATCGCCAACCAAAGCGATATTAGCTATAGGCGTAATTGCAGTTCTAATATCATCCACGCCAAGTCCAGCCATAGCCAAGAATTTAGCTGCATCAGCAACTTCAGTAACCTTAAATTTCGTCTGGATGCCTACTTGACGAATTATGTCGGACATTTTTTGAAAGCGGCCTGAGAAATTATCTTGCGTATCATGTGATTTCAAGATGTTCTCTACAGTTTGCATGGTATTGTCATAGCCAGTAGCATCTTGAATGATACGGCTAAATGCTTGTCCAATTCCTGCAATACCGTAAGCAATTCCCATCCCTTTCAGCATGTCAATAGCCATACCACCATTATTCGGCAAGGGAGTAGGGCCAAAAAGTTTATAGCCTAAATTAGATGGCGTCGCCTTATAACGATACCCATTTCCCAATCCACCTCCTCGACCACCACTCATAATTGGAGCTGGTATATTAGAACGTGAATAGGCAGAAACATAGCCGGTTGTCAACTGACCTAAACTATTATTGACCCGGCCAAGTTTAGTTTGTATTTGTGAGTATTTTTGATAATTTTTGGATTGAGGGTTAGCATGTCCAGCAGCCTGAGCGCGTCTTAGTTGATACTGCAATTTATATTGCTGAGCAAGTAGGTTATTATATGCAGCTAACTCTTTGGTGTTGAAAGCCTGGACCGGTATAGTCGTTTTGCTCCATTGATAACCTTTACCCAAAACTTTACCTGAAGGTATCTGCTGACCACGCGAATACAAGCTACCGCCATATTTAATAAACTGACGCGGCATTGCTCCAGCAGCAGGAATACCACCGCCACGACCACCTCGGCCACTACTGCCACCAGTCATACCAGCAAGGCTCTTGCGCAATGCTGCTACTCTTGTTTCCAGTGATGAGATTTTCCTTTCAGCATCAGCGGTGTTCAGAGTCAGCTTCCACGATTTGTTATGGAAGGCTTTGTTTAGAGTAGTTATACGCTTATTGAGCCGATCCAGCATCTTGATACTGCCACCCAATTTATTGAGAGCAGCCTGCCAGTCGGCTATCGTTTTAACGCCATTCGCATTTACGACGTTAATGATATAATCTACTGTATATGTAGTTTGTTGCGCCATATTTGCTGTTTATGAAGAATAGCGAAACCTCTATGCTTTAGATTGAAGAAACCCCATCGTACTTTGGGGAAAGTGCGATGGGGCCGCGATAGTTAATTAAATTGTAGAAAGGAGGTTATCGTTTACGTCGTATTGGCTTCTTTGCTACGGGCTGATTTGAAGCGCCTTTAGCAGCTGCTCCTCCAAGCAAGCCAGCCATAGAATACTGGATTTGCTGAGAGTGCATCCATGCGGCATCTGCACATAAGTCTGCAAAGTCTTCATCACTCAGTTCGTCCAGATTAACCCCCGGAAAGTAATGCCGAACATAAATCAGGCGTTGCCTGAAGTAGTCTTTATCCTTTACTTCCGAGGCTTGGATAAATTTACGAGCTGGCCGTGGCGCATCTCAATGAGCTGAGCGAGCTGGCCCATGAGACCGAAGAGGAACAGCGAATCGTCATCGACGAGTTCCTTGTCACCTTCGAGGAAGCAGTCGGGTGCGAGAGCTCGCATACCGGGGGCCTGCTGGCCGTTGCTGACGAATGAGAGGTATTTGCTGAAGGTCTTGAAGGAGGGTTCGCGGAAATAGCCGACATACAGGGGCTTTTCGTCGAACTCAGTGCCTTTTACGACGATACCGTAGATGCGACACTTGGGATTCTTCTCGCGGAGTTTGGCGATGTTTTCGTCGATAGTCTTCTGAAGGGACTCAGAGATCAGATTCTCTTCGAGGGTTTCGTTTTCTTCCATAATTAATTACGTGTTGAATTTGTTGTTGTCAATTTATTATGAATAGCAGGGGCTGAAAGGGTAAGTTTATAAAAGTGGCCGGATTTTATAGGTCCGGCCACTTCGATTCAACAAAATCTAACAATTATGGAACTGATTCCACGCTTTAGCTACCGGCAGCAACCTCACTGGAGATGATGATGTCGATAGGGTTGAGCTCGAACTCCTGGGTAATGTTGGTATCGTCCTGAGATACTTCCATACCGTCTTCAGTGAAGATACACTGTTTGAGGGTGATAGTTTCCTCTCCGAAGTCTTCCGTGCCCAGCTCGTTGGAGAACGAGATGATGAGGTCGAACTCGCCGAGATTGGTCAGACCGCCGTTAAGAGCGCGAAGCTGAACCTGAGTGTTGTAGTCCATCGTAATGGAAGCGGAATACTCCCAGTTACCGAAGCCACGGGTGTGGGGCTTGCCACCGAGACCATAGTTGGTCTCCACATGCCACTTACGGTTCCACTTAATGCCTACTACACCGGCAAGAATGGTGGGGTTAGCCGAGGTGGAACCGGTGAGTGCAGCAGAAGTCAGCTGCACCATCGACCACGAATATGCTACGTTATTGATTGTCATTGTCTTCTACGTTATTGAGAAACGGCAAAGCCTTCAGTTACATTGATGGTCTGCGCTGTGCCCATCGGGATGAGCGTGTACTTCAGTACCAGCGTATCATTTTTCAGTACGTTCTGATTGGCAGGAATCTGGACGGTGCCGGTTCCACTGATTTCCTCTGCCTCGCTCATCAGGTTCAGGACACCTTCTACGAGGTTCTTGAAGACCGTGATCTGAGCAGCAGAGAGCTGCCCGGTTGCGGGGTCAATCTTCAGAGGTGCATTGACGTAAGGCAGGAGTGCTGCGCGGACGCCACGACGCGACTTGTTGATGACACGGTTGCGGGCGAGAGTGCGATAGTCACCTTCAGAACAGGTGGAGTCACCGTTGAAGTAGACGTTGCCCTCCAGACCGGCGTACCGGCAGAGGAAGATGTAGCCGTTGTCATGCAGAGTATCGATCTGCTTGGGCGTAAGAGCTGCATAGCGCATGGTGTTCGTGAGAGCGCCGTCTGCGACTGTGCTGTTGCCGAAACCCAGCTCGATGTCCGGGAAGAAACGGCCCATATTGTGTGTATTTACATAGCCAATAGACTCTGCTACGTTAGTGGTCGAAAGGATGCCGAGGATGGCACCGATGTTGCCGACGGGCGTCTTGGATTCGAGAGCGAGCTGCATTGCGCGAACATCGGTATCGATGCCCTGGCCGAGTGCGATAGCCACATAACGAGCTTCCTTGGTCTTGCACGAAGGGATCATGCTGAAGGTCACGGTGTCTTCCAGAGCGCCCGAAGTACCAGCGACTTTAGCAGTATTGGCGTTGAGGATGAAGACTGCCGGAGCGTGGTTCTCGTTGGCCATGCTATTGGCGAGCAGCTGGATGTCATCGACAATGTTAATTGCATACTTGTCTGCTGCCGAGTCGGTCTTACGCCAGAGGTTCTGCTCAGTCCAGATGCCGAACTGGTTGATGATGCCGTGGGAAGCTCTCTGCATGAGGCTCAGGGCATCCCAGTTCTCGGAGCAGTCGGCGAAAGCGATGAACAGTCGGCCAGTGCCACCGTTGATCTGGAAGTAATGACGAATATGGTAGTAGGGAATCCCGTAAAGGAAATCCTTGCTGACGGATGACTCTCCTACGGTCTCGGTCTCTCCGGTATAGGCATTGATGCCCAGAGCTATAGCATCGTCAAGGCTATTCAGCTCTACTACGGAGTCCTTCAGTGTGCTTGCTACTTTTGCAGCAGGGCCCTTCGTCCAGAAGTCGGTCTGGCCCGAAATGTCGAAGAGCAGTCCGGAGATACGCTCGGTTACATTGGTTTTTTCAACCCCAATGTTACCGTCGATGTCGGACATGAAAACGCCACCTAATGCCATTGTATCGTAGTTTTAATGTTTGTAGAATGGATTTTTGTAAAGAATAGCACCCATATTCTCAGGAGGTTGAGAGGCGTACACACAGCCCTTCTCGTTGATGTAGAGGGCAGGATAGTCATTGAAGATTTTGAGAAGTCTCAATGCGAAAGCCGGAATTTCCGGTTCTTTTTCTTTCTTGGGAGCCTTAGGGGTAGCTGCCGGTTTGGGTTCTTCTACTTTAGTTTCCTCTGCTACCGTCTCTACGGGTGCTTCATTCACTTCAGTCTCGACAACTTCCGTGTTCTCAGTATTGGGGGTTTCAGGTTCTGTTGCCTTCTTTTTGTAAGCCATGATTGTTAGAATTTGAAAAAGGGAGCGGAGTTTCTGTCTCCACTCCCTTTAGAATTTCACTTATGGACGGTTCCTGATGTTTATGCGGCAGGCTCAGCAGCGTTCTGCTTGTAGGCGGTCCACATAACCACCTCAGCGGGGAGAACCCAGTTGACGGCCATCTTCATACGCATCTGGAAGAACCAGTATTCAGAGTTGTTCTGGAGGGGCATTACCTTCACAGACTCCTGGTCGGTGGCGTAGTCAACGCCCATCCAGAGGTTCGAGTCCATGCCGGTGCTGAAGCGACCGAGGAACATGGTGTGTTCGGGTAGGCCGTTGATGACCACGATGGGTTTGCCCTTGAAGCGACGCTTGTTGATCTCGCTGTTCTCGACGTACTTGACATCGCGGCTGGTGAGCAACTGGTCGTAGAGGTCCCATTCATCCCAGTTCATCACGAACTTGAGCTTGTCGGACTTGCGGACGTGCTTGGGACATGCCATCCACATAGCGTAGAGAGCCTTCTCTACCTTCTCGCCAGTGTCGAGAAGAGTGTCACCTGCGAGGATGATCTGGCCGGAAGCCTTTTCGTTAGCGTCTTCGGTGTTCAGGTTTTTGAGGGCCTGTACCATAGCGCCGTCGAAGAACGACATGGGGCCAGCGGCAGATTCGCCACCGATAGTGGTTACGCCAGTGACAGCTTTCTTATCGGCTGTAGGAATATACAGCTTCTTGTCAACGCCACCCTTGCGAGCGCACCAGATGGCATCACCGATATACTGATCCTTCTTGTCTACCAGAAGACGGAGCATGGTTGCCTGTACCTTGGGGTCGAGCTCACGGAAGATAAGCTCACCTTCGGGCTGGGCGAAGCGCCAGTATTCCTCGAAATCGCGGGGATTGAACTCCAGATAGATCATAAAGTCCTGCGGGTCGAGGTAGCGCTCGTAAAGAGTGTACTGGTTGAACCCAGCGTCAGTTGCAGCCCCATTAGTTGAGGTAGGTGTCGGCACGTTAGCCTGAACAATCTGGCCGAGATTGATGCCAGGGAGAACGTAGCGCTTCTGTACGCCGGGTTTGATGTGAATCAAACCTTCTTTGAAGGTATCGTTACCCTGCGCGGTGTAGACCAAAAGGTCTTCAAGCACGTCACCAGAATAGGTATTGCCGGCATAGTTAATTGCATTTGCCATTGTCTATTTCAGTGATTGTATTGGGTTTACTGGAATTTCTTGAACTCAAACTTGCTGCCGATTGCGGCGTTAAGCTTGGCTTCGATAACCTCTTCCGAGGTCTTCATAGATGCAGCTGCGGCAGCAGCATTGGCGGGGTCCTGAGCGATTGCATCGGAGATGACTTCGCGAGCCTGAATACCGGCAAGGGTCTTCTCGACCATTGCGAGGTTGGTGCGAGCCATAGCAATCCACTCGTCCTTGCTGTCTGCGCTAATCTTGCCGTCTTTCACAGCGGCCTCAACGATGTTCTGGATGTTGGCTTCCTTTGCAGCAGCCTCTGCATCCTGATAGCCCTTCAGCTGCTCCTTAGTAGAAGCGAGCTCATCGGTGAGGTTCTTCACCTCAGCTTCCTTGCCTTTGTGCTGAATCTTGAGCTGATCGAGTTCAGCCTGAGCTTTGGCAAGAGCTGTCTTGGCGTCGGCGAGTTCTGTTTCAGCTTTGATCAATTCTGCAACACGAGCAGGAACCGATGCTACAGGCGAGTCAGCGGCAAGACCAAGCTGGCCTTTCACTGAGTCGAATGTCAGTTCTTTTTCGTTCATTGTTGGTTGAGATTGATTGTTTTGCTTATTTTGTTCAAGAATAGCGAGCGTTTTCTCGATAAGTTTATTCTCAGCAGCATCGTCAGCTATCACAGCCATGATGTCGCGAATAGAGGTTGCGCTCTCTACACCTTCAAGTTTGCTTTTGATGTCTGCGCGGACTTGTTCAGAGGTCTTAATTACATTGCTGGCAGGGAGGATTCCGGCTGCAACTGCCTCCTTAGCGGTGAGATATGTACCATCGACATTTTCGCCGCCATCCATGATTTCACGAACTTTGGCTACGGGAAGTCCAAAACGCTTGTGATAGATTGTCTCCAACTGACCTCTGAAAGCCTTCAGCATCCTCTTGGTATCCTCATCATCCTTACTTTCCTCCACGAAAGGATTGTGAATCATAAGAATGGAATAATCGTGCATGAACAGTTTGGAACCTGCGGCCCAAATAACACTGCCCATAGAAGCAGCGATTCCTTCAATTACACAGTGAGTCTCGATAGGACACGACTGAATTGCAGAGAAGGTGCTCATACCTGCAATCACAGAGCCACCTTCAGAATTTATGAGGACAAGAATCTTAGAAGGACGAATACAGTTCTGAAGCCAGAGAAATTCATTGTTAAAAGCGGCAGTCGTTTCACTGGTTACGGGGCCATAAAAACGAATAACTGCTGGATGATTTTCCAGCGCCTGACCGATAATATATTTGAGTTCTTTTTCTTCCATTGCTTTCTGACGAATAGCAGAAGCTATTTTGAAAGGTTGTAGAATCTTAGCGTGAAAAACCCGCTGCATCGTCATACCCGGAATTGGTGTGGTCTGAATGGCCTTCCTTGTTATTCTCAGGTAATTGGTCAGAATGATCGGTGAAGGGAGGAATTACGAGATAGCGGTCTACGTAATTCTTGTACTGATATGAGCTATAATCTTTGAACCAAACTTCGTAGGTGATCCAATACTGCTGAAGACCATCATCGAAATTTTCAACCTGATCCCAATAAGTCAACTGAAGGCGCTCCGTAAAAATGGGATAATTAGCCTTATTCGCATTTATGGCATTGTTAATCAACTGAAAAATTTCAAAGCCTTCAGTCTGATGCTCATCATCTTCAATATTCAGGCGATTCAATACATAACAAATCCTCAGCTCTCCGCGCCCTTCACCAATTCGTGAAGCTTGAACAAGCCATCTAACATTAATTAAGTGGATAAAAGCCGCCGGAAATACAAGAGCACTTTCCGTATTAAATTTATCATGTTTGATACGAGTCAGCTGACCGTAATTGAGCTTAATAGTCCGAAACAAAGGCTCACTATTCGGATCATTGGGGTCACGCTTAATGCCCTGAAGGATTTCCTGCGTAGCCCGAAAAATCTCAGACATAGGATTGCCTTCATACGCCTCGCCCTCATCCGGTTCCAGAGGATTTTCTACTTCGGGCTCCTGCACCTCAGGAATCTCAGGAACCACAGGCTTATCATGCCCATGTTTGTCTACAATCATCTGGGTAATCCATCGAAAATATGCACACTTAACTTTTTCAGCTCATTGAACAAAACCGATGAATGCCCTATAAACTGACGCTCTCTTTTCGGGCCTTTCAAAGGCTTGTTAGAAAGAGAATCAAGATTGTTATGTACTGCTGCATAGCAGAAGCCTTGATGTCTTGCGGAATTGACAAAATCAGCAGGATCAGTGAATACAGTAACCTTATGATTTTTGATGGATTTAACCTTGATTGAATTTTTCAAAGTTCCAGTCTCATTCATCAGGCTACCTTTGCCCTGATAGCGACCTTGCCATCTCGCCCAGGTTTTACCGGAAGCTCCGTTGAATCGCTTCAGCTCAAAAGATTTTTGAAAGACTTCAACTGCTGCCTTACCAGCTTCTACCTCAAAATTGTGGACGTTTACTTGAAATTTATGCGAAGCTCCAGCCCACTGTGCAATCATCTGTCGCGGAGTAATCTTAGGCATCAAAGTATCGCGTTTTGATTCTTGCAGAAATCTCACTCAGTTTTTCAACATGAGCTTCATCCACTTGGAAATATGGATGTTCATCTGAGAAGATTCGGCCTCCGAAAGCCACTGATTCCTTGAAAGTAGGATTAAACCAATCCGGCATTTCAAGTTTACCAGTCCGTGCAGCCTGAACATTCAACTGATTATAGACGTCATCTTCAATCAGGAAACAGCGACACTGATGTTCAATCGGTGGAATGAGCCAATGGGGGAAGCTGGATTTCGGTGCTGAATAGCCTTCATAAGTCCTGTGCCAAGGACGGACACGTTCATCACCTTGCGTCATGTAAGTCAGCATTGTGGTAGACCGAACCGTCACTAACCCTGCTGCTACAATCATCGCATATTCGACATCTTCATTCTCGACTTTGGCATATCGTTGATTGTAGGTTTTGAAAACCTTCAAAGCCTCTTTCTCATCGTTTTCAGTCGGATTTTCCTCATCGAAATTCAAATCATCCACCATCTGATATTCTTCAGCGACAGCAAAGTCTACCAAGTTATCAATGGCAGCATGAATGGCAATACGTTTTTCTTTGTCTACGCGGCCCAGTCCTTCTTCCGATGATTGCAGGAGTTCCAAAGCTTCTTCCAAAGACATTCCGAAACCTTGTAAGGCACGTCCTATCAACTGTTGCGCTCTCAAATCCATCAGTTCTTCAAGCACTTCCCATTGTCCCTCATCTGCTTTAATAGCTTCCAAAAGACGCTGGAATATCGCCTGAAGAGCCAACAATTCTTCTTCGTCGCGCTCCTCATCAGATTCAGGCAACCTTGCCGCTTGAATTTTGGAGAGTAAAGCCGTGCCTTTTACTTTCTCTCCCTCAGAAAATTTACCGCATTACGATGCCGACCGTAGCGTTTGTAATATTCCTCATCACTCATGTGGTAGCCCTCTGAGCTTTCGCCACTGGTGCCAGAAATACCAGAACCACCAAGTTTTATCTGCTTACCTACAGTAATACCGAAATTCTTCTCGACCTCTTCAGGAGCAATCTCGAAACGATCAGCCATACCAAGAAAGAGGTCAATCTGCTCCTGATTGGACATTTCCAGACGATTGGAATACTTGAACTCAAGACCGGGCTTGATATATCCCATCGCCACCAAACGAGGAATAATCTCTTCGTTCATCACGTTCTCAATGAACTCACGATACACCGCAATACGGTCACGAAAAATATCCTGATGAGCTCGTGTCGAACCTACATAAGCCTGCGTTGCGCCAGCGATAGATTCAGAGCCAAGAATGATGTTGGAAACCTCAGAGTTGGCGTGTTCAATCAAGCCGGTGAAAATCTTCTCAGAATTGACACTGGCAAAATTCTTGATGTCAACTTCGTCATTCAGACCAGTGACGATAACCTTATTAGTGGCAGCACTGGCAATTTCATTTGCAAGGCGCTGTCGGTCGGCTGTACTTTCTCCTTCAGTTTTACCGTGAATAATAGGCTGGCCGTAAGTATGACTAAAGTTAACATAGTTGGCAGTCGTGAACTTCTTAGCCAGAATCAACGGTGTAGTTGCTGAGAACAAACCAAGATTGCCCGAATTAATCAAAACATAGTTATCTGAGAATTTCGGGTCATCAAAATTCCATCCCGGAGACCACTGTCCCTGACGCTGAACGATACGGCGCTGGTCGGGCAGAATATTACGGCGCTCCAGAATGTTGATGTGTTTCAGCTTGCCAGTGCGCGGGTCAATATCGGGCAATATCTCAATTCCGGTGAAGCCATAGAGCTTAGCCTCGGCAATTCCTCGAATCAGCTTGATAAATTGAGTGCCCTGAATTTTTCGGGTTTCTTCAATGTCTTTAACATAGCGACCCTTCTCATTTTGCTTGGCAAGCATATAACGCTCACCGACAATCTGAGATTCCAGAGTCTCTACCGTGCTTGCAATATGAGCATCCTGCTGCATACAGGCTTCGTAGAGGTCAATAAGTCTGCCTCGGTCATCGAGAACTGTGCCATCCACAACAGCATGATGCACAGACTTGAAGCGGCAATACCTATCTATCTCTCTTACGTACTCTTGCACAGTTTTCTTGCTGGTGCGGAAAAACGCTTCCAGCAAATCTGCATTGAAGGGCTTTGTATTTGAAGTAGTTGCCATTGTATTCGCTTTTCAGAAGAATAGCGAAACTCCAAAATTTTCGTTTTCACCGAAGCCGACATTGTGCCTTTGCAGAAAGACAAATGTTAAAATCGCAAAATTCGATTGATTAGATATAATTCGTAAATATAATTACTTACAGATTTTATAGGAGTTAAAAATATGATTTTTATTGGATATGTCAGAAACGTGTCGTAACTTTGCATCGACAATTTTAGTTTCACCTTCAAAACCTCATTGACATGAACACAGGTTTTAACTACTACCGCATTAAAATGATGTGGAAGGGCGAGCTGGAAGACGGCTCCCTGGAGAAAATCAAAACTGAGGATTTGGTTTACGCTTCCAGCTACACCGAAGCCGAGAAGATGGCCTATGCCATTATCGAAGACCAAAACCGCGAAAAGCACGAGCCCATCTACTCGCTTGAAATCATCAAGACCAAGATTGGCGATATGCTCTGCAACGACACCCTCGACCACGATGACCGTCTGGTAGGCGGCATGGTCTATAATTTCTTCCCCACCATCGAAAATGGCGAAGGCTTCTATGGAGTCAAGGTGCTCATCATCACCGTAGACGAAAAGACTGCCAAAGAAAAGAAGACCTACGAGACCATCTACACTCCGGCCCAGAACAACACCGAAGCCGCCCAGCGTGTCCTCAAATATCTGAATGGCGCCGACGCTATCGTCCGCGACGTCAAATTCGACAAAGCCGAATCTATCCTCTGGCCTGCTGACGTATTCAAATCCAAATCTGAATCCGCTGCCTAATGGCAAAAATTCCTTCCGGGATACATTTAGAAAACATCACTTGCACAGAGCAGTCCTTCCCGGAATTTCCCGATTTGCTCTTCGGGACATCAAATGAAACTGGCGATCAATACTTCGACGCCACTGACTATCTTGAAAAACTGGGCGTAGCTCCTCATTACACCGTTGATGACTTTATGAGGAACTATTTTCATCCTATCTCAGCCCTCGTAACCGCCTATGAGCTTGACAAGAATCGAGTAAGCATACTGGATGTCAAAGGCCACACTTTGCTACACAGTAATTTAGTTTACTTGTTTATCTCCTATACTAACCCAGATTTCTTGGCGCATCTGAATGATCGCGTACATGAACTCTTCACAACCGGGGTATGTGTGTCTGACACGTATTTACTGCTTCGCGCTAAATCCAGACTAACGCCTGAAATCTTCAACCAAGGAGATAATGGCAAGTCCGATAAAGAGTAACCCCGTCCGCAGAATATTAGTATTCGACGCATCCAAAAAACTTTCCTTCATAGCGCAATCCCAGGTCAAGCTCGCAAAAATCCTGGGAGTGAAGACCCCTACGGTGAAAGCCGCCTGTGATGGCAATGCCATTCAAACTCGCGGATATTACCTCAGATGGTGGGACCCAGAAATTGAAATAAACGTCATGGAAGAGCTCGGTGAACTGACGATTAAAGAATATGACGGTTTATTAGGCGTGGAGCGCAAGGTCTATCGCGACCGCAATATGACACGCAAGAGTTTACGATTAAAATACAACATGAAGGCAACGCCTGAAAAGTTGAAAAGACTCCAAAAACATGAAGACAATCAAAGTTAAAGTCATCAACAACTCCAAAAATCCTCTTCCCGAACCCGCAACTCCCGGAGCAGCCGGTCTGGACCTCCGCGCAGACATCGACGCGCCTGTAACAATTCAGCCCGGTGAGCGCAAGCTCATTCCATCCGGCCTCCACATCCAGCTTCCTGAAGGTTACGAACTTCAGGTACGTCCACGCTCCGGCCTCGCCCTGAAGCATGGCATCACGCTCACTAATGCTCCCGGCACAGTCGATTCAGACTACCGAGGTGATGTCGGCGCCGTCCTCCACAATCTCGGTAACGAGCCTTTCACCATCAATCCCGGTGAACGCATGTGCCAGGTAGTAGCAAAAGAATATGTCGACATCGAATGGGAACCTACCGACCAGCTCGATGGCACCCTTCGCGGTGAAGGAGGCTACAACTCAACAGGTGTGAAATAATGGTGGCAGCAATCGTCATATCATTATCCGTTCTCTATATGGCTTATGCTATATGGGATGATTATCGCCGCAATAAATAACAAATAGGGAGGGTCGCTCCGGCCCTCCCTTTACCATCATTATGACATGGCAAATGAAATTATAAGAAAAGAACTCGCAATCGGCCCGAAGCCAGTCCGTGTTCTCATGGAAGGCTCGACTATATGGCTTTGCGTACACGACCTATGTAAAGTGATGAGCAGGCCCCAATTTATGTTGGAAAATCCTGTCTTCACCATGTGCCCTTCAGCCCAGAAACTCAAATTCAGTAAAGACAAAGAAGCTATTTGGGGAATCTTCCGTAGTGATGTGGAAAAATATTTCTACTTAATTCGCAAAGAAAGCCCCTGGACTGCATCCAAATACAAGCAAGTAGTCGAATGGGCAAACTCTCTAACACCTGAAATCATACTCAATGCTCCGGGCGTTACACACCGTAGCACCTCTTCGCCAAAAATCACACAATCTCAGGAAATCACTGTTTATCAGTACAACAACAAAAATATATCTTTCCTGAATGGTGAAGACACAATGGTAAATGCCACTGAAATGGCTAATGCCTTCAACAAAAGCCCTAACCACTGGTTGAGAAACAATTCCACAAAGGAGTTTATCTCAACTCTCGCCGCTTTGCGAAATCGCAATCCGTCTGATTTAGTGAAAGTTACCAATGGCGATAATGGTGGAACATGGGTCCACAAGGATGTCGCAATCGAGTTAGCTCGTTGGTTATCACCAGCTTTCGCAATCTGGTGCAACGACCGAATCACCGAACTGCTCAATCATGGCGTAACTGCAATGCCCGACACTATCGAGAAGATCATTGCTGACCCAACAGCTGCCATCCAGATGCTCCAAGCCCTTCAAAAAGAGAGGACAGCTAAAGAGCAGGCCATTGCAGAACGAAACGAAGCACAACAAACACTTCTGGAACAGCAGCCCAAGGCCGACTACTACAATGCTGTCATTGAGGCCCGGCCCCTATACACCACCTGTCAGATAGCTGCCGAACTTGGAATGTGCTACATTACACTCAGAAAGAAACTGGCCAAAATGGGCGTAGTAACTTCCGATACCGGAGAAATACTTCTCACATCCGACCACAAAGACTGGGGCGAGATGGTAGCCATCAACGGTCCCAAACTGCGCACCTATCTGAAGTGGAATAAGCTTGGACGTGAGAAAATTTTCGCATTAATCAACCCCAATCTCCCGACATAATGAATCGACAAAAACAAATCCAGCAACTCTGTGCTGAACTGACAGAGCTTAATAGGCTGTACCGCTTGGGGACCCCAAAAATAGCAGATGCAGACTATGACAGAAAGGTTGAGGAACTAAAACGTCTCGATCCAAACAACCCCTGGTTCCAACAAGCCGAGCCCGCACCCGTAAATATGGGTCGAAAGCGATTGCTTCCTATGCCAATGAAGTCACTCAACAAAGTGAAATCTCTGGCCGACATAAAACAATGGCTCCGCTCCCTCGCCATTCCTGAAAGCGTAGAGCTCGTCGTTATGCCTAAATACGACGGCATATCATGGCTCGTAGATGAACAGCATGATATAGCATACTCTCGCGGTGGCGCTGAAAACGAAGGACAAGATTGCTCCGAGCATTTCCGTGTGGGCAACTTCAAGAATCTCCTGATTCCTTCAGTGTTTTACAATGAAGAAAACAAGGAGATCGCGCCCATGCCTTACCAATACACATTCGGCGAACTTCTGTTCAGCTGTGAAAACTGGGAAGAGCATTTCGCGGGACAAGTATCTCAATACACCGGTGATAAGTATAAGTCTCCGCGCAATACCGTGGCTGGGCTCATCAACCGAGATGAAGCCGACCAAAGGCTTATCCTTACGTCATTCGTCCGCTATGGAATCGGTGAACAAGACCTCAATGCCTATACTCGCTATTCTCAGATTCTGTCTGACCTCTCCAAGATCTACTTTCAGGACAACCTTTCGGTTGTAATGACTGTAAAGGAGCTTGATGAAGCAAAACTGGCAGACCTCTTCAAAGAATGGCGTAGGATATTCTATATCGACGGCCTGGTCATTTACCTGAATGACATCAACCTGTGGAAAACCATTGGACGTCAGCAGACATCGGGTAATCCTTTATACGCCATCGCCTATAAACACCCCGACTTTACTGAATCTTTCGAGACCAGAGTAAAGAACATTTCATATCAAATCAGCAAATCGGGCGCCCTCAAACCAGTAGTCAACATCGACGCTGTTGATACCGGTGACTGTACGATGGAAAATCCGACAGGCTACAACGCCGGTTGGCTCCGTGACCACAAAATTGGTATCGGCAGTCAAATTCTCGTGACAAGATCCGGCGGCGTTATTCCTAAGATTCTGGAAGCAACGATTCCTGTTGCTTATCTCCCGCCAGAGACATGTCCGGAATGTGGCTCACCAGTTGAATTTGATGAAAAGGGAATCGAAATCTACTGCACCAACCCCAACTGTCCCGGCAAACAGCTCTCCAAAATCATCCACTTCTTTGAGATCGTAGGCGTAGAAAATATGGGCGATGAAACATTCGACAAGCTATTCGCCGCCGGGCATCAGTCGATCAAATCCATCCTCAATCTATGTCCCGATGACATCTTGATGATTGAAGGCTTCGGTGAAAGCATGGTTGACACCATCCTGACCAACAATCGCAAGATTAAAGATGGCGTTGATTTAGCCACACTCATGCAGGCCAGTGACTGCTTCAAAGGAATCGGGAAAATCAAGGCCCAGAAAATTCTGGAATCGCTTTCCACGACACTATTCGATTTCTTCATCAGAGGCAAGGTCGAAGCACTTATTAATCAGCCAGAGTTCGCTTCTCCATCAATCACCACTCAGTCATTCCTTGATGGGGTCAAGCCATTCCATGACTTTATGACTGAGACTGGTGTGACCGTTATCGTTCCAGCCAAGGAACTCGTTATCCAAGGCAAATACACTGGATTTTCAGTCTGCTTCTCTGGAGTCAGGGACAAGGACCTGGAGCACGAAATAACTCGACTGGGAGGCAAGATCGCCAGCGGGGTAAGTAAAACCACTACTCATTTGGTGGTCAAAGACCCGAATGGAACATCAAGTAAAATTTCCAAGGCCCATCAACTCAACATCCCAATCTTGACCATCGAACAGTTCAGCAAACTCTAAGATGTAAATATAGAGCGCAGAGGATAAATTTCAACCTTTGCGCTCTATTACTTTATTCATTATAATAAAGAGAGTTATGAAATTTAGACAAATTATATATACTTTTTATTTGGCTGTGTCGTAATTATATATTACCTTTGCTATCGAAAATGAATCTGAACAACTATGGCAAAGAAAAATCAACTTACAACTTCAGACCATCTGGAATACTCAGAATTTGAAAAACTCCTCAGCGCTCTACACGCCGACAAGGACTATTTCTGGGAATTGTATGCCCGACTTGCCTTCTGCACGGCATGTCGAGGTGGAGATATTCTGAATTTCACATGGCTCGACATTCTGGATAAAGAAGAGGCAACTATAGTTGAACAGAAGACCGGTAAAGCCCGTCGCATCACATTCAACAAGTCTGTACGCAATACAATTCATAAGCTCTGGGAACTGCTCGATAAACCCAACCGCAATGAGTTTATTTTCAAAAGCAACAAATATGACGGCCATATCTCCATTCAGCATGTAAATCGCAAGCTAAAAGAGTTCCGTTTCAAATACAAGCTCAACATTAGCCATTTCTCGACACATACCTTCCGCAAAACATTCGGTCGTTACGTGTACGACAATGCCCCCAACAAAGCTGAAGCCCTCATCCTCCTCAACAAAATCCTAAATCATTCCAACCTTCAGGTTACGAAAACCTACATTGGCATCACCCAGGAGGAAATTCGTAGCATCTACGACTCTATAGCTTTTTAAGCTATTACAACTGAAGCACGGCTATGATCCGTGCCCGCCTATCGACTACAACCGCTCGCCAGAGCCTAACATCATCTGAAATGACTGACGATGTAGTCGGAAAACCACATTACGAAGAATATATCTGCAAACATTGCGGACGTATCGTGTCTGTATATGAGCAAATAAACATGGCCAATATACATACCGAGATACGCCCTGATGCTTGTTATGACTGCTCCTTCTGGCTGAATATGACTGAGAATCCTATGGATGACATGCAAATTATCAACGGCCAACTTTTCAGCTTCCCTCCAATGGTTGAGAAGGAACATGACCGGCGCCGGATAATCACTACTGATGGACGAATCATTAGCTCTGACCAATTTTATAACTACGGACGAGTACCGGCCCATTTCAGACACCTCTTTCCCGACACAGCCCATTTCATTAATCTCGCCTTATCCCAAAAGCTGAAACTCTTCGGCCAGTACCACTGCAAGAGAATCGGATGTTGGGACAGGATGCACTGCATCTGGTTCACTGAGCAAAACAAAACTTGGAACAAAATTCCAGCCAATCACAAAATCGGAGATGAGGGTTGCCCTCTATTCGTAAATAAATTAAACCCGTATGATAAGTAACGTAGCCATCATTATCGTAATGTCGCTGACTCTCGGCGGCGTCATAGCACTACTCCTGATGTTCCGCACTCTCCGCAGACAGATGTTGGAAATGACTTTATCCTTGGTAGGCATCGGCGAGATTTTGAAAACGCAACTCGATTCATTCAAGCTGCTCGCTGATATGGATGCCAAAAGCAAGGAAGCTCTTCAGCGAATCATAAACCGTCAGGAATATCACATAGCTCTGTCGAAATATATTCTCGCCGGAACACGTCTTGATTTCATTGGTCACAAATTTGCTTGTGTCGAGCATGAAGATTACGAGAACGCGGCGCAACTGGAGAAAACTATCCACATAATTGAAGAACTTTTAAGCACTGAATAATCATGGAAATCTTCCTCGGTATTTTGGGCTGCATAGCCTTCGCGTTTCTGATAATCGGCTTTCAGGCGTTCATAATAGCCTTACTAAGCGACACTAATAGCAAATGTATCCGATGTCCGCTGAGAGATGAGTGTTTCAAAGCGATACAGTTAGGAATGCACAAATTTTGCGATAACGCCCACCCACTCGACAGTAAATAACCGGAAACAGGAGCAATGTTCCTGTTTCAAATAATATTGAAAAAATCAACATCCGTTAATAAACTGGTAGTTGCAATTGCAGCTATTTGTAATAAACAACACAAAAACAACACTATGAACCCACATTTAAAATTCAGGATGACAGTGGATGAGATGTTCGAAGCGTTCTCATACGACCACCCCGAGTACATTGCCAACATCCAGCAAGTAGGGCGATATGCCAAACGTCAGGGCTACTCCAAGATCCATCAGAAAGTCCGAGGAGTGCAGATGATATTCTATGTCAACTACAGCATGAGACCTGAAAGATGAATGAACCCAAGTCAACACTGATCTACAGTCAGCATTTACGTTGCCTGGCAAGATTGCTGAAGAATCCGACACTCTACTCGGTCTTCACATTCTTGTTCGACGAGTATCTGCTGCAAGTCCGGAAAGGGCAAGGCTCCCCTTCCGTCAAATTCAATCAAAGTCAGATTGCCAATAATTCTGGCGTCGATCGTGGAGCCTTATCTAAATACATCATCAAGCTGGAAGAACTCGGACTGATTACACTGAAAGGCAGGCAATGCGAAATCCACAGTGACTATCTACTTGCGATTTCTCAGCTGTACTATCAGACATCAGATAACGAAACACGTGAATTGATCTGTGACGCTTTCCGGGCCGGTCAACGAAATAAACTTGAAGAACTGGGATTGGAATATAAAGAAAATGCCAATACAGTTTTCAGTGGTTTGTTCGGAGGATTGTCGGAAAATCTACAGTTTCACGGTAACTGTTCTGAAAGTGTAGAAAATTCTACAGTTTCAAATAAAAGTGTCGAATTTTCTACAGTTTCAGACAAAAGTGTCGAAAATTCTACACTTTCTGAAAAAGTGTCGAAAATTCTACACTTTGAAGATAATATGGCCAAAAGTGTCGAAAATTCTACAGTTTTTACTTCAAAAGTGTCGAATTTTCTACACTTTTCAGACCAGATACGAGAAATTTATCATTCAAAAGAGGAGCTGAAAGAAGCCATCCTATCCCAAAAGTGTAGAAATTTCTACAGTTTTGATATAGATGAGTATGTTGACTTCATATTCGATGGTGATAATGCCGAAAATTGTAGAAATTTCGACACTTTTGCCAAGTTCACTTTTGATTTTTGTCTGGCAGAACTGTCGAAATTTCGACACAAAAGTGTAGAAAATTCTACAGTTTGCCCCTCAAAAAGTGTAGAAATTTCTACACCAGAAATAAATATAATAAATAAAAAAATAAATAACAACGAAAGTGAACCAGAATTTGAACCTGAAGAGGAGGTTTTTGAAGGTTTCGAATCTTTTAAGGTTATTGACTTGATTAAACCTGTTGAAGAAAATTCTCAGAAAGGTTTAACAAAAGATCAGGGACCTGTTTATCCTTTCTTTCCAGTTGAACAGGTTGAAGAAATCGTCAACAACATCGAAGTGGCCAAGCAGAGTTCTTTCAGGTTATTCTTGTTTAACCTGTGGGGATATGCTTCAGACATGACTAATGATGGCTACGACCAGTTCCCCGATGAAGAAGACGAGCAGGAAACCTTCAACGAAACCGAAGAAGAATTTTTTGATCCTGAAGGTTGCCTGATTACCCGGTCTGATTATCGTCAGCTTCTTCTTGAATCTTACGAACAGACCCAAGCCGACATCGAGAAGGGTGAGATGGAGTATGGGAATGAAACACTCAGCTTGTCTTTAACTGAAATGTTTCCCCGCAACCTGCTGTTCAAGATTCTCGACTGGAAGGAAACGGCAATGAGCTGTAAGGAATCCTCAGTTATCATTTCAAAGGCCGGTATCAGAAATATCGAAGCTGAAGAGTTATCCTCAGTTGAACAACCCAAGACTCGTGAGGAGAAACGTCAGGCCGCTAAAGAGGGGCGAGAACTGATGACTCGCCTTCATGCAGCTAAACAGGATAGCACCCTCTACTCTCAGCTTACCCCCATTGAGAAAATCGCTGCTGACATGGTAGACGAATACTTCCAGCCAAATCCGGATAAAGAAAGCCGCGACCCGTTTGTATTCAAGTCGCGGAATATTCTAACCAAGGATGAGTGGAGGGTGTTAAAGTTTCAGATGGTCAAAGTCGGTGTCAAGGTTTCGGAATTTCTCAGTTGCCTCCTCAACAACGACGGCCCGAATGATGGGGACCAACTTTCTCTTCAGATGCCGATGTTCTACGCTGAGGGAATCCGACACTGGAACGAGGTGCATCAGGAAACATCAGCATTATAACAATCGACAACATTCAGAATCGCTGGGAGCCTTCAAAAACTCTCAGCGAATTTTTCTTTTGAATACCAAACTCACCCCGGATGTTCTAACATTGGACCTAATGCCACTTACATTATATTCGTCAGAATCAAGTTGAGGGTAAGCGGTTTCTATTTCTGGAATAGCATTGACTAATTCCCAACCTTCTTGCCCAGCCGTATTAAGGGAATCATTGAGTTCATCAGAATAAAATCTCAACGGTGATTTTAGGTTGATATTCTTATTCTCTTCGCCTTGTAGCATAGAGCAGGCTTCAATATGAACGGTTTTATATTCCCATTTGTCCATAAAATTATTTTCAGTTTCGTTCTTGCAACCGGTCAGCATTACAGCGCCGATGATTGCGATGGGTAGGAGAATTGATTTCATTATTTTGATTTTTGATTTGTTTCTGGAAGGGCCATGTGGTTTCTCAGGTCTTCAGTCCACTTGGCTAACATTGCTTCGCCTGCTTGTCTTGTCAGGAAGTAGTTACCGGCATTGGCCCTGATACGTGTCAGTTGTAATCCCTTCTCCTCTTCCTGCACCAGCGTCATCTTGTCTGTAATGTACCAGTATTTCTTACCCTTTGGGACCTGAGTGACCAGAGGCTCGATACGATGAAGCCTTTCGTTCCATGTCTTACCATGCTTAGCCAACTCACTGTTCAGTCTACGCTGGCAAGAGATTCCATTCATCTTGCTTTGACGTTTATCGCCATTGTTCATCGGCTCAAACCAGAAATCCTGAAGATTGACGATTCCTTTCTCGTGCATTGAGAAACCGATGGCCTTGGTTGTGTAGTTGAAATAACAGTAGAGTTCTACTTCACCTGTCTGGAAATTCACGTCACGAACAACCCCCAGGCCCTTCTCAGACCCTTTGTGGTAAATTATTCGCTCATTGACTGATGGTATGTACTTCTCTATAACCTTCAAATCTTTCCAGCTAAATTGTAGTCCTTGACGAAACATTGCGTCCCTAAAATCGTATAGAATACCCTCAGAAGCCATTTTTAGGCCCTCTGTGGCGATTTCAATGTCTGAGATAAGGATTGTATCGTCCGAGAGTCTTGCGACGATTGTAGCGGCCTTAAAATGCGAAATACCGACCATCATCGGTTCTCTATCCTTCAGCACAATGTCTCCAGAACCGAATCCGTGTTCATACCATTCGAGGAACTGGGAGGCTGTTATTCCATTTTCAGGGTCGATGACGGCGTTGATAAGGAACTCAGCCTTGTCTTTACAGAAAGCTGAGATCATCTGCCAGTCTGCGTCCGTCTTGTAGCTGTTGTTAGCCAGAAAAGACTGTAGCTGAAGGGGTGTTTTAGCCATAATTATCCGATAGTCATAGTCAGTTTGTTCCGCAAAATTAGCTATAATTTTTGAAACTGTGTAAATCTGGGTTGAAAATTCTGTATATTCCGGAAAACGAGACTGAAAATTTTGGGGTCGGGGAAAATCTGGGAAACGTATATAGGACGAACTTTATATTTCGGGCTTTAATGTTTTTGGACCGGTTGGGAGATTGCTGGGACAAGGTTCGGATAATAAGGTGTCGTAGGAGCCATTTTGAGGCCATTTGAGGCACTTTTGGACCCTCGGTAATATAAGTTATCATCTGAGGTCGAGAAAGTCGCTCTATGAAGAGATTTGGCGGGAATTCTCAGGGACTATCAGAAGACGGTATGTTTACTGGAAAAACGAGACTGAAAATCTGAGGTCGGGCAATATATATAGTATCCGCACCGGATGACACTCCCTCCCTCCTTTTATTTCATTGACATTCAGTTAGTTAGATGGTTCACTTTTGTAGTAAGTGAATTTATTAGCTTGATTATTAGCTATTTAAGTAGTCAATTAGCTAAAATATTGATAGCCTGCAAATTAAGAAAATTTTGTTTTGTAACTACTTGATTTATAGATAGTTTCCGTTTATTTGTTAAAGTATTGCTTTAAGTATTGACTAACATTTAGTCTAAATGTCTGACTATCAATTAAATAACTCTATCTAATTGTCAATCAATTAGTTACCTAACTTATTATAAATCAATAAGTTAAGTTATCCCTTTGATAGTCAGTTAGTTAGCTTTCCTATATTTATATTAAGGTACGCACACGCGCAAACTTTATATTTAAAAAAATAAAGCTAATTACTTGATAGTCAATTAGTTGTAGTTAATTACTTGATATTCAATGATATAGCAAAGCAAAAAAATCTATGTTATTATGTATCAATATGTTAGAGTAACTAATTGATAGTCAATAAGTTACTAACTACTTGATTGTCAATTACTTATATATTGCCACAAAATCCTAATAAATAGCTATCTATAAATATATCAATAAATTAAATACATTTTAACAATTAGATTTTACCTATCTATCTACCTATAAATCAGTTAATTAGAGTGCTTTTTGTTTATTGAATTGTTAATTACCTAAATGTTAAATATTTTAACACTATTATAAGTATCTATAAATAAACAAGTTATAAAATATTTTTCATTTTTTCTTTTGCCGTTGTAACTTATTGATAGTCAGTATTTTTAATATATATTAACAATTTCAACTACCTATAAATCAATTAGTTATAGATTAATTTTAACATTTGCAGGAGTAAAAGTAGGGCTGTAACTTTGCAATGTCAATCAGTTACAGCGGTAACAATCAGGATTGACAATCAAACATAGGTCACTCCGACCGTTGGCGGTTATCCTACATATAACGCTCAATGTACCAACGGGAAAATTGTGTTTATTAACTAAATTGTGTAACAACTTTAACACCCAAATTACACCCAAACAAAAGGGGCATATAATGCCCTGAAACCGCAAAAACATATCCGAAACGGAAAGCGAAAGCGAAAGCCGTACCTACCTACATACTGAAAATGTGTGGAATAGAAGGGGGGAAAGAACGCCCCTGACTGTAATGCTCAGTTATCAAAGATGCTCATGCAAACCGTCGTTGGGACCAGGGGAGGCGTATGCACATACGCCGAGGTCGAAAAACGTGTCATCAACGTGCTGTGCCACAATTATGTGCCAGTGGTATATAGCAGCGAATAGGAAGCACTGAAACGCGAATTGTGCCAATGTTATGCCCAGTTGCAAAACATACGGTTAGAGGCGGTCAGTGAGTGGCAGAAAACTTTGCCATAACTATGTGGAAACGCTTCGATTGTCGCCCTTGTGTGCCAATTTTAGGAACTGTTGCATAGTGACCGAAGTCCCCAGTAGAAGTGCCTGAAGTGTGCTTAAACCGAGAGGATGGGAGATGCTACACCTATGCGGAAACGCCTTGGAGTAGATGCGCCGTAATTGCCTGCAATATGGCTTGACGCGGAACTATCGCAAGTGGTTTGCCCTTGAAACGGCTGCATAGGGGAGCGCGAAATCTGAACACGATTTTGCAGAGCGCGGAGGGTGAAATCCGTGCTTTGCAATCTTAGTACCCTTAGACCGTGCCTTTCCTGAGTGGAAAGGTGTGGAAACTCCCTATATTGGTGAGTGTGGCAGGTTCGACTCCTGCCACGGTCACAATGCAATTTTGCAGAAAATGCCTAAAAACCAGAAAACTATGGCAATTACTCGTTACAACAGCGTTCAGTTCTCCGAAGTGTCTAACAACCAGCTCGCAGGCGTAGCCCTTGTGTACCGCTCAGTGCGCAAGGACGGAACCGTGGTGGAGTCGTGCATCCACCTCGGAGGCGCGGACTTCGTGCCTGCAAACGGGACGGAGGACGAAATCTTCCGTGTGTGGAAAAATGCGCTCAAGCTCCATTGGGATGCCAAGCGTGAGGAAAGTGCTCTCAAAGTGGACAACGGAGGCATAGCCGTGAAGCTCCGTGCCAGCACTCCGGCTGAAATCGTAGTGCGCAAAGCGGACGGAAAAACCGCCTTGCGTTGGACCGGTGAAGACTCCATCTTCGCCCGTGTCGGAATTATGCCGACTGCCAAGGACTTGCAGGAATTGGCTCGCGACTACAAAAAGAAAATGCACAAAGCTGCTCAGGCTTCGTTCAAGGCACTCAAACTGAAATTCAAGTTTGACGCTGCCGAAACCGTGGAGCAGTCCGAAGTGTCTGCCGAAACCAAGTCTGAGGCAGCTGCATAAGGTCTGAGCCGTCACGATACCGGGGCGCACTGAGGTATGAGCCAAAAGTGCGCCCTTACCTTATCTCAGAATGTCAATGTACTCGGTGAAAAACGTGTGCAAAGATAATAAATCTGAGTGAAAGGCGCAACAATTCCGGAATAATGCCGGAGGTGTGCAATGGGTTCGAGTCCCCTAAGCGCCTACCAAACAACCAAAAACCAGAAAATATGCTTTACTCAGAATTTATCGACCGTGTGGGAAGAGTACGCACTGTCGAGGACTACCACACCAAAGTGGAGCCGGAATACTATAATTTCCCCGGCAACAAGGACGAATTTTGCCTGCAATTCATAGGACGTGAGCTGCATCGTGTGAATGACGAGTACATGGAGTGCCGGAAGTATCTGGAGCAAGCACTCGTTGCGAATGATGACGAGCAAATTGAAGTGTGGACTGAGAACACGAAAATGTGGGACAAAATCTGGCATGACCTCATGGAGCACCGTCAGGCCCTCATCAAGCGTATGTATAACTGAAACGTGAACACTAACCAATAAAACCAAGAGATATGACAAAGATTTACACCCTCTACGGCATCCGTCATCATGCCGTAAGAGTAGCCTCGTGTGATGGCAAGACCGTGAAGTTTTACGAACATAAACCCGTGAAGTGATGAAAAAATTCGTGATAGCCGCCCTTCTGCTTGCCGGAAGTATGAGCGCTTTTGCTGAGGTGAAGAACGACACCCTCAGCGTGGACAACACCAAGGTTCGTGAGCTGATTGCCGATGAAACGACCAATTCCAAGGGCAAGCCCGTGACCAAATATTATTTCCTGTACGATGATGAGCTTATCTCTACCTCCAAAAGCGTGGCTGAGAAGTACAATCTGTGCAAGCGCCACGGAGCCAAGTGCCTCCTCTCCATCGTAGTCAACCGCAAGTCAAACCGTAAACGCATAATACTGAAATGAAATCTGCAACCGCCTTCTGTGCCGCTCTCATCATTGCAATCGGAACGCAACTTCTGTATGCCAACACCAAGTCTGAGCCAATCGTGCCTGCTCCTGCCTCTGAAACGGAGGCGTATCTGGAGGACAATAAAGCGTGGTCCGGAATGTTCTTCACCAGCGAAAGCGTGGTCGAGGAGTATGAGTATGACGATGCCTATTGTCTGCTATACGACGATGCTGACGCCAACATGTTCAACGTGGAAATCTGCGTGGACCTCGAAACCTATCAGCTTGTAATGGACGCCATAAAGAATGGCCGGAAGTTGGTGGGAAAACTGGTTCTGAACGAGGACTATACCACTGAAGAGCTTCAAGTGTTCACCTATATGTCAGACCCGGAGTTTGAAATGGCTGAAGCGAGTGCCAGCATAAAATAACACATCAAATTCACAACACATCATATAATTGATATGGAAACTAAAACCTGTCAAGTATGTGGCAAAACCCTTCCGATTTCAAAATTCTATCGGAATAGTGCCACAGCGGATGGTTTGGATTACCGCTGTAAAGAGTGTAATATAAACCACCGGACCAAGACAAAAACGTACAACCGTAAAGCGTTCTCGATTCACGAGGTTTCTGACGATGCTCTTTGTGGAGAGTTGCGTCGTAGAGGTTATGAGGGGGAGCTGGTGTATAAGAAAATGGTAGTTATCTAAAGGGAGCCGGTAAGCTGGTCATATAAAGAAATTGCGGCGTTAAATTAAAAAACATTTGCATAATTGCGGTATGTGTTGTATCTTTGCAGTCAGAAACTGTATAAGATATGGACAGACAGCAATTATGTGACATTATAATCCAACACAAAAAGAGCCTTAATATGTCATGGCTTGATATGACGTTGGCTACAAAAATTGACTCCGGGACTTTACGCAAATCTTTATCTGGATCGGCAAATGTTTTTTTAGAAAGTTTGTGGCCCATTCTAAATGCTTTGAAATTAACGATTGTAGTCTGCAAAGACTCAAAGCGTTTTGAAATTATGAATAAGACCGAGTTAACATCATGGGCAGAAAAATCTTTTATCTTTGCTCGCCTTTCAATGGTAAGATTTGCAAATCAAATGGGTATTACTCGAATGTCGCTTACTTCTAATATGAAAGGTGAGTCCAAAATGCGGATTGATACATTTTTGAAATGGTGTGAATTGACTGGTTATACCGTAGAAATTATATAATAGTTTACATATCTACAAGACCACATTAAGGGCCGACGCTCAAATCGAGTGCCGGCCCTTTTTGTATCCGAATGTTAAAAGCGCGATTCACAAATGTTAAAGCGGAGCGAGTGTACAACTTGTGACACCTCTCTCCCACTATTCTTCCCAAACTGAACATAATATGTGGAAACAAAAATTTCAATGCCGCACTGAGGATGAGACATTTTCCTTCAGTGCCAACCCTGAGCACCTTAATCAGGTTGCTGCAATCATTTTGGCGCAGCATGGTGCCAAGTTCGCGGAAATCTCAGACATGGCTAACAACGTGCTGATGATTGCGAGCTACAATCCTGACAACGCCACTGACAAGCAGTTTGTCATTGCTCTGCCGGAGGTACACAACACCAAAAAATAACCAACAACCCAATACAACCGACCAATGAAAAAGAAAAGTATCATGGCATGTCTCAGCCATATTGCAATCGAGACAGCTGAGGTGGTATGCACCATCATCTATCGTATTCTTCTGTGGGTATCTCGTAAGGTGCTGAAGCGCTACTTCGGAATTGAAACTCCCATCTACAAGTTCTGGCACCGCAATCATGCAGCCGCCATACAGCGCAAGCTGGACCGTGAACATGAAGCAAAATTAGCAACAATCTAAAACCTACAACCATGCAAATAGAAATCAGCTGTCCGGAGCGTTGGCGCGAAGAGTGGAATAGATCTCAGTATGCCCTTGCTGAAAGAAAAATCACCAAGCAACAATCACTCGAACATGTAGCAGCTCGTTTAATGGGCTTCCTCTGCTGGGTAGGTGCTGACAAGGTTGTAGTATCACCCGACTTCTGTGCGCATTGTTTCCGGTTCGGAGTGTACAGCGAAGACGATAGCTGCATGATGAATGGAGGCATTATCTTCCACGGTCTGCCCGACGAAGGGTATCAGCAGAACGGAAGTGTACAACTGACGCCCTCATACGGCTGGGAAATCCATACATAAGTACAAACATTGGTTTTAGGTTGTGTTAGAGAAGCGCCGGAGTATCACCAATATTCCGGCGCCCACCTCTATCCTTAAACCACAACACCACATACAATGAGCAGAGATTACATTGAAAGGGTTGCTTGAATTAACAAAGGTTAAAGTATCCGAAGCGTACACCTTTGGACACCAAAACCTGCTATTCGTAACAAAACCGCAAAAACTATGAGATATTCCGGCATGACGTTGAACCATCAATACGGTGGCAAGACATACAATCTTCAGCAAGTATCCCGACGCACTGCCAAGAAAGCCTATGATGAAGGCAAGATGGTATTCCTTCAGTCCTGCAATATGAGCTGGGGAAATATGTGGCAGCATCCCTGCCCGATAAGTCGAGATACCTCATACAATATCGGCAATTCCTTTGAAAGTGTGGTTGCCGACTACATCTACTATAACTGCGACAGTGAGCGCGGTAAATATCCTAACTACTTTATCGAAAAATGAACAGAGTAACAGACGCTTTTTTCGCCAAGATACTTTTCCGTGATGCGGTGGAAGAATACCCCAAGCATAAATGGCACGAAGGTTACGAGCTTAACCCTCACTTCGAGCTTCTGGAAGTCACGGAAGTTGGTTATGTGGTTACTAAGGCAAAACCAAATACTAATGAATATGGAGCTTGCTCAACAGCTATTAATGAACTCTGCCGTGTTCATCTGAAGACCAGTCAAGGTCAAGTCTACAGATTCCGTAGGTTCCAGGGTATTGACAAGTTATGGCATGTTGCTCCGTTCTGCATCGGTAATGAAGATTTCTTCAATCGACTGAAAGACGCATGGTTGAAGATTGCCAAGAACCGTCAGTATTCCTCAGTTGCCTTCTACAAAAACGCAATAGATGAAGGGAAATATGACGAAATGCCAACCATGAAAAAGACTTGGAACAGAGGCATGGGCAAGCTCGAAATCTGGAGGATAGACCATGCCAAACGAGAAATTCTCGTCAACACCGCTCTTTTCAATATCTGCGACCGCCGACATCTACGCTGGCTGATCAATGAAGTGCCTGAACTGAAAGAATACTCGGTATTCGGGACTTCTTTCGGCTACCCTCTCTATTACAATCACAGTTTCGGAACGGAGCTGGGAGGAAAAGAAAAAATCACAATCTAACACCATAAGCCAATGGAAACAAAAGTATGCAAGACATGTGGAAAGGAGCTGCCTCTGAGTAGCTTCTCCAGCAACAGATACGGTCCGATGTCGGTCTGCCGTGAGTGTGTAAAAGAGAAATATCGTGACACTCACTTCAGCCGTGTCAATCCGGTCCTCATCGACAAACCTATCTCCGACCCCGACTTCGATGCACAGGTCCCCGGCGATGTCTGGAGAATGATGTGCCGCGCTAAGAAATGGCTGGAAAGCCGTGGCTTCATCATCAAGCTCGATGGAGAATATCGCGAAGTCAAAATAAAGAAACTCAAACTCGAATAATATGAGCACGAAAGTCTACGGTGTAAGTATCACCACCTTCAAAATAAACCTCAATTCCGCTCTCATGATGACGGATGAAAGCATCCTTGAAAACGTGTATCTCTCTGCCGAAGCCGCTGAGGAATATGGCAACAAGGTATTTGAGGACCGCATCAAGGTTCTGAATAACAAAGAAGAACGCACCTCAAAACATGGATGCAAGTTTATTGACCCAGAAACAGGCAACAGGTTCCTCATCCATTATGAGGTGTTTGCGTTGAACCTCATAAAATCAGAGCCATGAAAAAATACATTGTCATCCTCACCGAATCCGAAGGGGAAACTGTTGTGGGCCGTCACGATACCCTTGAAGCTGCTCAGGAACAGCTCAGAAGCGTGAGATACTACCCGCAATACCGCCGGACCGCTGAAAGCCTCGACATTGACGAAGACGGCATGAGTGGTTCCGGGTACGATGAGACCGGCTACTTTTCCTACAACATCAAAACTGAAATCGCATGAAGAAATATCTAATTTATACAACTGAAGGTTATTGTGAAGACCCTCATGGTGATGAGATTTGCAACTGTCAGGTCCTTGGCCGAGTTACAGCAAACGACAAATCGGGAGCGATAGATAAGTTCATTCGTGAACACATTCATCTGTTTGAGATTCGAGGGTTTTCACCCTATTGTGTAAACGCCGCTCAATTAGATAATAGCGAAACTATTTATTAGCCATGAAACGCTATACTGTAAATGTTCACTACGATGCTATGGTTACGGTCGTAGTAGACGCACCGACTGAAGAAGCTGCTCTTCAACTTGCACCATATAAGGCTGAGAGCATTTCCCTTGAAGACGCTGAAATCGGTGACATTAACTGTTGCGTAACTGATGTGGAAGACCTATGAAAACTGAATTATTCCCAGTCCCAACGTGGACTCTCAGCTATCTCATCAACGGCGATGAGACCGGATTGGAGTTCGGAGAAAAAGATATGATTGAGAACTGGATGAAACGCGAAGGCATCCTTGAAGTTCTCTGTCCTGAAGACCCGGACAACGATTCTTACTTTACACACTACCCGCCATTTGGACTTGCTTGCAACGTAGTCGATTGCGAATGTGTCCTGGAATGGTAATTCGCAAACAAAATCCCAAACTGATATGGAAGAAAAAATTGTCACAAAATGGCGCAACACGATTGCGGCCATTAAGGACGGTACAGCCGTCAAGGTCAAACGAGACACGGTTGTGATTGGCGTGACTAAGCCCTTCGGGACGCTGGAACGTCATCAAAACATGATCACGTTCACACCGGCTAAAGGGGTGCCCGCTCAGAAAGCTACGATGAGCGATGAGAAAGCACCTCAGTTCTTAACCGACCTCGAATTGATGCTATCCTTCAGGGTCTAACTCATAAGCCATGCAAATCATATCTGAAATGGCGCTCCGGGATTTTGATTTCTGGAGTGGCGCAGAAGAACGGGCCGCAAAACTCACTGATGATGAGTTTGATTCCGTAGAAAAGTGGTTTGAAGAGATGTACCCCGATGGTATGACCGATACTCAAGTCAACGATTATTTTTGGTTTTCGTTTGACGACATCGCTCAGTATCTCGGTTACAAAGACGAGGAAGACTTCGATCGAAAGCGCGACCCGAACTACATTGATGACGATGATTTAGTGGAATATTGCGATGAATGGTTCCATGAAATCATTGATGACCTGAAAGCGCAAGGTGATGAAAAATCCTACAATCTGCTGGGTGACATTGCCTATGAGTGCTTTGACTACTACAGCGAAGTTGAAGAGAATCCGGAATATGGAGAAGACAACTATGACTTCCTCTCAGAAATCCATGATAACCAGACAATCTTTGACGCTCTGTTCACTGACGATATTGGCAACACAGTCGCTTGCGAAGTGATTCCTACTCTGGAAGACTTCCGTGATGAAATAATGGACAAACTCTTAAAAGAAAATTCAAATGAATAAAACAAAATACACACGCTCGGTTCGGTTCCGTGATGCCAACCAGATGGCGTGGACAGTCAACTTCGAGTTAAGAGAAACTGAAAGCATCCGAAGAAGCCGCTCGACCCTCGAAAAATATCACGAGACACAAGAAGCATCGTTCACCGGCAATGGTCCTACCAGTTCTGGTCAGTGTAGCGACCATATCACTCCTCGCACCGATAGCCAGAAGAAACTGCTGGAGATGTGGGACCGATACCATCTCTGTGGAATGAGCGCTGGTTCAGACAAGCAAAACGACTATCTGAAAAGTTCTCAGTACAAAGCTGATTACGACAAGTTCGTGGAAACATTCAGCAGCTTTGATAAAGACTTCCGCAAGACTTTCGACGGAACTGCATGGAGAATCCTGAACAACGTCTTCATGTTCCATGTGACCTATGAGCCTTGGATTCAGAAAGTCATAGGCACTCAGATGAATGGCAACCCTGTCCTCTATATCTTAGGCGATGGAGAGGACAACCGTTATTTCGGCAACAAGCACGATGAGAATGACTATTACGTCAAGTGCTTCTTCCTTGCAATGAAGGGCCTGTACAATGACAGGGGCTACACCTATGGCTCAGGCTGGCTGGGTGAACCGCTTCCCAGTGACATCAAGGAGATTGTCAATAAGCTATTCGATGAAATCGAAGAAGAGGAAATCGCGTTGACTGAATCTCTGAATCCTGTGTTCGATATGGGAGCTGAGGACTTCAAGGCAACTCCAAGTGTCATCAATCAGGTAATGGAGCTGCGTGACTGTGGACAGACTGAAGCTGTACGCTTCATTGCGTTAGGCATGGAACTCGGCTATACATTTGGCGACCTCAACAATACTTTCGAGGTTGTCAACGACGATGATTGCCTCTATCGTGCTGACGGCCAAGAATATTATGTCGGCACGGACCAGGAGCTTTACGATGTAGCCTACGGTTACATGGAAGACGGCGATTATGACGAGATTTGGCGCGAAGCTGTAATGGCTGAACAGACCGAAATGGGACTGAGAGAATGGTGTAAATATGTCATCGACATGGATGGCTGGTGCAGCATCCTCAACCATTACGACGGCAGGTACGATGACCACAAGGTTGGCGAAGAATGGATTTGTGTAAGTCGCACTTAAATCGGAACACTATGACACTCGAATTAGAAGCGCTTGGCTTCACCGGATTTTATCAAGGAATCTGGGACCAGGGAGAAAACGAATATCGGGAAACCCGCTACATGCAATATGGCGAGTATGACGATATTGAAGACCTCCAGTTGCTTGACGATTGGGGCTTTTCTCCCGACTATCGTGACAATATCGCTAAACTCTATGCCGAAACGTATATTGAGCATATCGATGACGTTCTCGGTATTGACCTCAAACTTGTAGGCCAATGGGTAAGGTCGCCTAAATATTACAATTTCTCCACCGATGAGATTTATTGCAAGGTAGAGATTGACGACTTGGAAAAACTTGTCAATCATCTTCGAGTGCTTTGCAATGATCCGCGATACAAAGAGGATGTAATCGAGACGATCAAACAGAACCACACCAGTTGCGATGGATTCATTTCCTACATGAGCAATGATTTTGAGGACTGGATGGATTGCATCTCCGACCCGGATGATGACCGATACATCAGTTGTCTTATCGGCTACCTTGTCAACGTTATTGCTCCCGGTTCTCTACGAGAACTCAATGAAAGCGTTTATTGCTGGGCAAGCGAACAGGGCTACCAGATTTCTGACCCTCAGACTGATGATGCTAAAGATGAATGGGAATTGTATCTCAAATATCGTGGCATCTACACTGAATACACTCGTAAGCATCCGATATGCCACCCTGATCCTAACCGTCCTGGCTATCACACAACCGATGATTGGGATGACTACAAAGAGCGCTTCATGGAATATGTTGAAGCGTATGAGGCAGAACAGAAACGTAAGGCTGCGCTTGCTGCTCAGCCTGTAATCCCAGGATTATTCGACGATGATGAGTAATGGTTACGAATACGCCAAGGCAAATATGCTCCAGTCTCTTGAAAATGCGAGGATTTACACCTCGTATATGGGAGAGACAGATGATGAAATGCGATGGAAACTTGATGAAGACATCGCTGCCTTTAAGCAAAAAATAGAACAACTACTGAAAGAATATGAGCAACAACATACGAACCAAGGATAGGTTCACCGAAAATGGCTGGTTCAAGGAGGAATACCTCTGGGAACTACGTCAGCAAATCGTGCTGAACAGCCTTTTTGTCGCGGATTATCGGAACTCCTTCGGCATCGATGAGAAAAAAGTTTGCGACTTCTTTGATGGCTACATCTCATTTCTCACTGAATTGGAGAAAGAGAAGTACGGTAAAGAACTCGATAACATCTCAGCTTTCTTTGATGAGTTCGATACTGAAGAAAACCTCAAAAGCTGGTATGGATGCTTCTGCGATGACTGTCCGCTGCCTCCGCACATGGTAAACGTGGATATTCATTGGGATTTCGCCAGAAGCATCCAGGTTATTGCCGATGATGAGGACGAGGCCGAGGAAATCGTGCAAGAAATGATGGAGAAAGGTAAAATTCCTCAATCCTCTTTTGAAGCGACCGGTGACTGGGAACTTGACACTACTTACCAACCCGAAGACTAAAATGAAACATACAGATTTATACAACGAGTACAAGAAGCTCGACGAATTAGAACGTCAGGAGCTCATCGCCGCTGTGCAGGCTCATGGCGGCGAATATGTCTTCATTAATGAGAACGATGAAGACTGGTATGACAACGAGGATGTTCCGATTGTCTGTGCTTGCTTCAGTTATTCCGATGGAATGTCTGACTATTATGTAAGCCGTGTTACCGTAGATGACAAAGGGTATCTTTCAATCTACGGTTTTGATAAAGAATACGGCAGTCCTTCTGATGAATGTGAGCTTTATCAAATTGAGACTGGTCACATCGGTACTATCATCGACTGCATACCAGCAACTGAGACTGTTAAAGATGTTTCCTCATCAATCTTCGCACCTCAGCCGATTCTTGTTTTCAGCCGTGAGGACGTTGAGAATGTCGGTTACAGCCAGGATATGACCCCTGATCAGTACAAAGCACTGGTGCGGGCTATGGAGAAGTCCTATGAGTGGAACATGGACATCTACTGGGATGCTCTGAGACAAGCCTGCGAAAATGTAGGAATCACATCCCTTAACTTCTCTGAAGACGATGAAGAAAATTAAGGTTTACGCCGCTTTCGGCACAGACTTGGCTGAGGCCATAGCCAAGCAGGAAACCGATACCATCAATGCAGAAATTGCTTACCCAGAGTCATTCAGGGTCAGAGAGTTCAATACACAAGCGGAAGCTGACGCATACATCAAGGGGCTCGATGATGCTTGCGGTTGGATGGAGAATTGTGTTCTCAATCCCAAGAATCCGTTTGAAAGTCAAATCATAGATAAAATCAACAAACGATAATATGCCAAACTGGTGTTTCACATACTATGCTGCTGAAGGGCCCAAAGATCAACTTCAGAAGCTGAGCGACACGATGATACGTCTTGCTGCCATGCCCTCTCCGGGTTTAGTTAAAAATGGGTTCGGCTCTTCCTGGCTTGGCAATCTTGTCATGGAACTTGGCGTTAACCCGCTAACTCAATCCAATTTCCGTTGTCGTGGTGAATACTACAATGTGGATTTGAATCAATCAGGGTATTTAACTTTTGACACCATAACTGCGTGGTGCGAGGCCGATGATACAAGACGCCTGATTGAGGAGAAATTTCCCGGTGTTCATCTCTATTTCATATCCGAGGAATTTGGATGCGGATACTGGGAAACCAACGACGCGGAGGGTAAATACTTCAGCGAGCGATACTTTTTTCTTGCTGAAGATTATGACGATGATCACGATGGCAATTATTATGATACTTTGCCGGAACTGATTGAAGCAGTCGAAAAAGCTACTGGAGCGTCTGGTTTGCAAACATTTGAAGACTGTGATAAGGCACTCCAGGAACATGAGGACGGAGATTCTGCTTATTCCCTCTATCGTGTAAGTTTCGAGAATCAAGACGAATAATATGTTTACAGACGAAAGAACCAACAATACGATTCACGCCAACCTTGAACAAAGCGTGAGTCATGGGACGCATAGACTGTGTGATCTCATCCCCAGATTTATGGAAGTCATCAAGGACACGCCGGAATATGACCAGATCGTGCTGGCAAACGTACCTCCGAGTATGGCTCTTGACGATGAGTATAATGAATGGTGGGACTCCGATGATGCCTTCTGGCTTTATATGAAGCTTCACGATTTGTTAGAAGACTTGGCTCCTGAAGGGTATTACTTCGGGACACATCCAGGAGACGGAAGTGACTTCGGATTCTGGAAATCAGAAGATAACGAGTAAAGCAAGTATATTTCTAAGGTTGAGATGGCCGGGCAGTGATGTTCGGCCATTCTTTTTAACCAATGTTAAAGTGTACTACTTTTCACACCTTAGCACAAATCATCTACTACTCTTAATAAACAACAAACTTATGGTAGGATTCAAAAACCTCACAGACCTTGCAATGGTCTTCGGCGCCAACTCACAGGCCGTCCTGGATTTCATCTCAGATGAAACCAACCAGCGTAAATTCAAACGCTTTCTCGACTTCCAGTCGGACAACGTTGTTACTAAGCCCTCTACGACTGAGAACACCAAGACAACACAGATTCGTATCGCCATGACTGGCGGCAAATTCCTCACTAAAGACGAGTGGGTGAATGGCAACTACGACAAGAACGACGTCATCGGTATCGCCGTAATCACACCCTGCGTCAAATTCATTCTCGGTCTCGAAGAATGGAAGGAGCACTGGAGTGAAGACACTGATCACTGCATCACCGGCAAGCACACCGAAACACAGGCCCTTCAGATTATCAGCGGTTATGAAGCGACCAAGCAGCTCGTAGACGCTCAGGAAGACGAGGGAAATACAGCCGCCAAGCTCTGCTGGAACTACGGCTACAAGGGCCTTCAGTGGTATCTGCCGTGCCTGCTGGAACTCAACGCCGTCTGTGCCAATAAGGAAGAAATCAATGAGCTCCTGAAGCTGGTTGGTGGAGCCCCGCTCTCGCTCAACGAGTATTACTGGTCATCCACCGAGATCAGCGCCTACAGCTCGTGGTACGTCTACTTCAGCAGTGGTTTCAGCAACGGCAACGTCAAGTGCAACGTTCGCGTTGTTCGCCCTGCTGTAGCAATATAAGGTTCGTTCTTTATTCTTCATCGCCGGGCCAGTTCTTCTGGGCAGGCGATAAAACCACTAATTATGGAAAAGTCTTTGAATACTCTATATTGTCGAGATTGTGGTAGCACTCATGTTCTCGCCAAGGCTTGGGTTGACCCCAATACTGAAAAGTTTGACTCGCTTGTAACTAATCCTCCAGATGCAGAGGACGGCTGGTGCGAGAACTGTGAAGAAAATGTAGAACTCGCAACGCTCGAAACCTTATGGGACGATTTCTCAATGATTCCCATTAACAATAATGATGAAATCGAGGAAAGCTTCCTTTGTTTCGATGCCGGTGATTCTCGTTTCGATGTCTGGCATTGGTTCGATGAACGTTGCCCAAACGGTTTAGCTGTAGACTTGATGGGCGAAACTCCAAAAGATAAAGATGCCTTACAAGAGTGAAAGAATCAGAATAGCCGGTACTAAATATGACAATCGTCGTAAACTCAGCTCAGATCAGGTCAGGGCCATAAAGCTTCTGAAAGAGGAAGGATATAGTTATCGCCAACTTGCTGCTATGTTCGGATGCAGCAAATGGACGGTGCAGAATATCATCCATCCTCAGTTCAGGAAGCCCACAAAGAAACGACCCACTGAATACTGGACTGAAAAGAAGAGAGAGTATCGGCAACGAAAACAAGCTCTCTTTAAGTCCGGACAAATCAATGAAAAATCAAAACGTAACCGAGCCAATCGAGATTGAGGCGTTCATCAAGTCTGTACTGACGCTGTGGGGGTTAAGACGCGACAAGGATTACACATTGAGACCCCATCAGTTAAGGATAGCGAAGCATCCGATACGAGGTAAGCTGCTCTCCCTGCTGAGAGAGCTTTATCCAGAGTATAGCTACTATTGGGAAACGCCAAAAATTCTCAGATGGTTCTAACTTTCAAAACAGTAAACAAATAACGTATGAAACTCAATATCGTAACAAACAACCCAGACAAAGTGCTGGCAGCGCTTCAAGAAACATGTCCTGTCTCGCACATCAATCACACGGAAGTTTGCACAGGCATCCACAACTTCGAGTTTGTGAGTGAAGGGGAACCGATGGTCTATTCGGTGGACGCGCTGATAGAGATCGCCCGCATTATCGGAGTTTCCCCATACAATGTCCGTATATACTGACAATTATGGAAGACAAGATATTAGAAATGTTTTTCGAGCTTCCACGATGGCAGTATGCTATCGACAAGGGAGTCGGAAAGCACATCCCCAAGCGAGACCTCTGGCAGCTTACAAAACCGGAGTTCCGCGCTGAGATGTATAAGGCTATCAAGGAGGGCCGATATGAAATCGCTCCTCCTCACACCGCTCAGATTCCTAAAGATAACGGAGATTTCCGTACCGTTTACGTCAACGAACCCATTGACCGGATATTCCTCAGTATCGCCAACGACCTGTTGTTTGAGCTGATGCCTGAGATGATTCATCCAGCCTGCCAATCGTATCAGAAAGGCATTGGATGTGGCGCCATCGTTCAAGAAATCTCTCGTAAAATATGCGAAACTAAAGGCGAAGTGATAGGCTGGAAGTCAGACTTCAGCAAATACTTCGATACAGTCCCCATTCGGTTTATAGACGCGGCATTTGATGCTGTTGAGGCCAAATATGGTCATTCAGCAATTATGGACGTACTCCGTAAGTATTATCACTGTAACTGGTACTTCGACCTTGAAGGTTGGCTGAAAGAATCATATCAGTCATTGAAGCAAGGTTGCCCGGTCGCAGCATGGCTCGCCAATGTCGTGATGTTCAGCCTGGATGAGCGATTGAGTCAGTTAGACGGTGAATATGTCCGCTACTCCGATGACGCATTGTTTGTTGGGCCGGATTACAAAAAGGCTATGGAAATTATGAAAGAGGAAGTGGCCAAGCGAGATATGACACTCAACCCTAAAAAAGTTGAATATCTCACTCACACTACCTGGTTCAAGTTCCTCGGCTACTCTATCAAGGGTTCGGACATATCAATGAGCAAGACTCGTATCAAAACATTCCAGAACGAGATTGAAGCCCGGACAATACGTAAGCCTGGTATCACCCTTCAGAAAGCCATCAACGCTGTCAATCGCTATCTCTACAAAGGTAACGGCGAGTACAGCTGGGCCACTCAGATTCTTCCTATCTGCAATGTAAAGAAAGACATTCACGAGCTGGATAAGTTTGTGATGGATTGTCTGAGGGCGGTGATGACAGGCAAGCGTAAGGTCGGCGGTCTTGGATATGTCGCTACCAAATCGGACGGTTGTATTCAGCGCGGCATCGGTCGCAATGTGACTGCCAATCGAAAGAAGACGCCACAAAAGATCGACGGCTATCTTACTATCAGCTGTATGCAGAACGCTTTGGTGACAAGGCGCGAAGCATATCTCACACTTGTAGCATCGCTTTAACCTGAGCATGAGGTCGTAGAAGAATGGCTACAACTTTAGTTACAACGAGATTAACCGATCACGCCGTCCAAGTTTACGGGTGGCCCCTCCGAACTTGAGACTGCTTTGATCAGCATCTCGTGTAAACATCGAAATGATAGAGCAACATGCAACGTAGTCTGACTTCTACAATATCCGGACATGCGGATTCTGGTAAGAAAATGAAACAATTCAGTTCTCTTCGATGTACGACGAGGAACTCCTCACTGTATTCCTCGTCGTATATCGAGGTTCACATCGAAATTTTATAGTTACATGTTGGTTTCATTCTCTTATCATAAACACGCCGTGTATGCGGTCAGATGAATGAATATGGCAAATTCAAACCAGAAGACAATCAGACCAGATCTCCGTAGCTTGGATAAGCTCCTTGTGATCTGGTTATCGTCTTCTTCATATCGAACAGATAAAGTAACATACTCGGCCATATACATCATCTCTGTAATGCGACAGACAATGACTAAAGTAAACTTCATTTATCGCAACTGTATTCAACTTCGCTGGATACCTGCGATCTTACTGGCTGCCTTCCAGTCTGATCGCAGGTATCCAGGAAGCGATACAGTTTCAAATCGCTCCTATAAAGCTACGCATCAAAAGTTTAGGATAGTCATAAACCAAGCGCAAATTCATTGTCCAAGCTCAGCACTTCATGTGAGCTGGTTTCAACGAAAGGCAGGCGCCGGTAGAACTCAACCGGCTCCGGCCTTCACTCACCAGCTCTCGAATCGAGTGAATATAGCAATGCGCCACGCTGATGAGGACAATGAACAATGTAACGTAACATCACAGCAACAAGAAGCCAATCTTTATGAGCTCAGGATTTAATGACTCATCTCCTGTAAGGGCCCCGCTCTGACCAGCGGGGACCTTACAGGTTTATGAGTCTACATCCTGATCTTAATCGCCCGAATAAAGTAATACGTCATGGCTTTGAGTGCTATTTTTTATTTAACAAAATGAGCAACATTTACAAAGAAACCCTTGGTCGAGTCTCCAACGGAGCTCGCTTCTCAGTCAACTTCGAGAAACGAAGCCTGAGAGTTGATGGGAAATATCTCATCAAGGACGGGCAATATAAGGGAAACCTCGGATGTCCGGTCGTTACTTACCCAATCGGGCAAATAGAACGACTGTATTACAACTACAATCACAGCGTCCCATCCCAACGTAACGACAATAAACATCGCAAATACTTCCGTGCCCTCTCAGAAAAAGAATTGTCTGATGTTGACATGCTTTACGGCAAATCCAGAGAACTCGCACAAGTCGAGCTGGAAATGTTCGTGCTGTGTCAAATGATTCAGGGCACACTCAAATGGGAGGATTTTGCCGGAGAAAAACAATGGTTCTGGCAATCTCCCAGCCTTCCCTCTCTCATCATGTTGAAACACTGGTTCAGCAATAAATCAGAAATCTCTAACAATTAAATAAATACAAAAATGAGTAAGACAAAAATCGTATGCCCCAACTGTGGTGCCGAGTTCGCAATTCCCGCAACAACCCATGTAGCCCTTGGCGTAGTCCTCGGCGCTGACAGCAACCTCGGAACAATCCATCCTGAAGTAGTCGGCCAGAGCAGCGACTTCCGCTGTTCCGACACTCACTGCCACACCCGTCAACCCATCACCTCAATACCTAAAAACATGAAAGCAGAAGCAAAAATTGCAGCTCTCCGCGCCGCCGGAGTCAACGTGGAAAACCTCTTCAGCATGAAGGGAGCCAACGGTCAGGAAACCATCGCCCGTCTCGTGAATGGTAATCTGGAAATCGTCAATGACGATGACCCCATCTTTGCAGCCATCCTCAACGGAGGTACGGTGCCTAACTCTCAGCTCTTCCGTCGCTGGGTTATGGCTCAGGTCTTTCACATGCTCGCTACCAGCAACTTCACCAGGGCTCTTCAGAAGAAAGGCTATGCCTACCAGTGGAAGATGATGCTGGATGAAATGGAGGCTCAGGCAAAAATGTGGCTCCGCAGCGACTTCGAGAACTTCGCTCAGCGTAATCTCTACTTCAACAAGGAGCGTGTCGCTGCTATCGCTAAGGATTACATCGACCGCCTCAACGACCACATCCGCAATCTCCCCCGCAAGCTCTGCAAGCGTACTCCGTACATCCGTCTGAAGGGCAAAAATATTTTCACCGAAGACATCGTGACCAAGGTCATCCAGCCTCTCGAACTGATCAAGTTCCGCATGAGCAACGCCAACGACCCTGTGGAGCTCTACAAGCAGCTCGTGAACTTCTTCAAGCTCGTGAAGAAGACATGGCTGGCATACGACATTCCGATGGCCGCAGCCTTCAAGGACAGCTACAAGGGCGCCGGTGCTTACTTCACTATGAGGAACCTGATTCTGTTCCACGGCGCCAAGTTCCGCGCTGACAACGGTCGCTTCCTCTCTCAGAAGCAGTCTCTCGCCGTCCTCGAAAGCAAGGCCGAGGAATACAAGACTGAAGGCTGGCGCCTCTTCGGTGTGATGAAGAAGCTCATCGAAGACAACAACATCGACATAGCCGGAAAAATCGCCGCGTGGCGCAAAAAAGCATAAATTCCAATAACACACCCTACCATGACCCCAGATAAAATCAAATCCTACAAAGGCTTCAACGCCGACCTCACCTGCCGCGGCTTCCAGTATGAAGTCGGCAAAGAGTATGAGCACGAAGGCCCCGTCAGTGCCTGCAACAGCGGATTCCACGCCTGCGAGAATCCCATGGACGTACTCGGATTCTACCCGCCCTGCAACGACAACGGGCGCCCGCGCCGATACTGTGAAGTAGAGCAGAGCGGAAACATCGACCGGGAAAACGACAAAATCTGTTCCTCGCGACTCCGCGTTGTCGCCGAAATCGGAATCGAAGGCCTCATCAAGGCAGGCGTTAAATTCATATTCGACAAAGTCAACTGGAAAGGCGCCAAAGAATCCAACACCGGCGATTGCTCAGCAGCCACCAACACCGGCTATCAGTCAGCAGCCAC